GGCCCCAAGACCGCCGCGATTGCGAAAGCTATGACCAAGTACGATCCCGACTCAACCTGGCGAAAGGCGGACTGAGCAGTCGGGGAGTGACTGGATTATGGCGGAGAGGGTGGGATTTGAACCAAAATGGCGTACTGATAACAGGCAAGTTACTGAAAATTAAGGAATCTCAAAAATCGAAAAACGCCGAAAACGCGGTTCTGAAGTACGCCACAGGTACACGCATTACGACTGATATCTCTTCCGCGCGCTTTCGATCATCTCATCGATCACAAACTCCGACCGATTCGTCTTGCGGAGAGCTTGCCGCAATTCCCCTTCTGTCATCGTCGCACTAGGCCTTCCGGGATTCTCGTTTTCCACCCACTCCGTTACAAATAACTCCGGCCCACTACCGACCTGTCGCACCCTAAACCCAGATTCCACGCGCCCCCCCCAAGAAAAAGGCCGGAAGGATTCCCGTCCTCCGGCCTCGGCCTCACGAAGTCGTATTCCCGCGCTCGAACCGACGAAGTTCGCTCTCTGAGATTAAGCGGGTCTTATAAACCCGCGTCCCCCTTCGCCCCATACGAGGCATGACGAGCGCCTTCAGAAAACCAGCCTCGACGCGCCGGATAATCGTGTCCCGGCTCACCCGATAACGAAATGCGACTTCACTGATAGACCACCACTTCTCATTGGACTCCATACCTGTCTCCAAGTGTGAATTCCCCTTCCCTATCGGGAAGCTAATGAGAAGCGCAGACGCTATCGCTCTAGGAGCGCAACGCCTGTAATCCCCCAACCCTTTCGGGTTGAGGTTGTGGTATTATATGCCCGCTTTATTCGGTATCGCCATATGTTCTTTATAGCTACCGAAAAAAATCGCGCCGAAAGGCGCGCAAAGACTGGTATTAACTGGTCTTACTGGTGTGCCGCCCAGTCCCCGCCTACCGACGGGCATCCTTCCGTCATGTTCCTCTCTATCGTTCCGGTACATGACCCTATCGGGCTATCGCGTCAGGATGCCCGTCGCTCCGCTTGCTCTATCGAGTGCCTACCGGCAGGACTGGGCGGCTCCTCGTATGAGTGACCTCTGGCATTCCCCCCTCTATTTCACGATGAGCGCCATTATCGTCGTACTGTATTTCGTTGTCGTTTTTTTCTCTATCGCGGTCGTAACTTTTGTCAAAGTATATTTTCACGATTTCCTCGAAATGTACCAAAGCCTCCATCGCGCAGAAAAATGTGAGATGTACGCTCACGCCATCAAACTCCTTTCGCTTCCTATTGCCATCCTCATTGGCTTGCTCTGTTGGGTTTCCGACGGTTGGACTTTCTTATTTTTAGCCCCGCTTTTTCTTCTCATCATGTTTTTCGTCCATGACAAGCTCCTCGATAAGAGAAATGAATATGCACAGATCCGCGACGACTGGCAGGAGCAAACAAGGCTCCGTGTTTTTGCGTGGGTTGATATCATCATCACCTACCGCCTCCGAAGCTGGAAATTCAGGCCGCCCGACGTTGAACAAAAACTGAAAGAAATCCTCGCATGCCACCCGAATCCCGACCTCAAGAATTACGAAGAAGCCCTCGATATCACGATTGAGCGCGTCGAAAAGCCCACTTCGGATGAAGTGGAGTTCGGCGAAGGGAATGTCTACTTGGGGGATGCTAAAAAACTTCAGTGAAGCTCAAGCTCAATGCCGACCAGCGGACGCACGGCACGTATATCCACGGCTATCATGGCGTCGGCAAAAGTTCCCTCCTCACCCACCTCATCATGCAAGACATCTGCGCCGGTCGTGGCGTAGCCGTTATTGACTGCACCGCCGACCTCATGCCTCCTATCATCGCCCGCCTCCCTGAACATCGCCTCAAAGACACTATTTATTTTTCCACCAAGCGGAAATATATCCGGCCGATTGAATTCCTGAAGCCCCGCGACGAAGACGAAGAAGAAATCTTGATGGACGACATGGTGAAGATTTTTGACATTGGGGATGCTAAAGTCGGCGAACCCATGCTTTATAAAATGCTCGCCACGCTTTTGGAAGCAAATAAGAGTGGTGCGAACTTTAGCCTTCTCGATCTCGACCTTTTTGTAAAAAACCCTGGCAAAATAATCGGCCGGTGCTCTGAGGAAACACAAGAATCCTGGCGGCCGCTCCCAAAAGCCAAGGACTTTGAAACGCCCATCCACCGGCTGCTCAAATTCCAAGCCCGTGCTTCCCTCCATACCCTTTTCCAGCGCTCGAAAGATGCGATTGATATCCCTAACATCGTGCAGACGGGCAAAATCCTTCTCGCAGACCTCAAAGACACCCCTACCGATTTCTTCCTTGCTTCCCTCATCGTTTCCAAAATCCGTCAGGGGGTATGGCGTAACGCCGATATCGAAATCGAATCAAAGCGTCCCTATTTCTACCTTTACGTAGACGAAGCGCACGAAATTCTGAAGTTCGCCGCCGATGATTTTGAAACCATCATGACCCGCGCCCGAAAATACAAGCTCTGCCTTACGATGACGAACCAATTGCCCGACGATCTTCCCGCACCCATTAAAAAGAAACTCGTCATGATGTGGATGACAGTCGCGTTCCAGGAGAAAGGCCGCGCCTACTGTTTCACCCTAAAAAATACCTACGAGCTAAAAACCAAAAAACCCAAGCCCCTTAACCGCGCAAGATACGCCCAAATACTCCGCTTACTCACTGTGGACAAATCGGCTGGTAACGATACCGAACCTATGGTTAAGTCAAAGGAAGATGTCCGCGACACCGACGACAACGCAAAAGATCCAGATCTTCTACGCAAGCGCCCTCAAGAAGAGGATTCTTAAAGCGCTCGCAGAGTATTACTGCCTCACCATCAAAGATCTCGTTTCGCTTCTCTATCCCGCGCCGAACCCAACCCATGAAGCATCCCTCCGGCGGTGCCTCGCAGCTTTAGACCGCGACGGCCTTGTAAATCGCATCTCGTATCGACCGGACGAATATCCTGGCTACGGTACCTTGCCCCTAGCCTGCGGGCTGACCTTCCAAGGCTTGTGCTGGGCGCAAGAAAACTGCGCGTGGACCGACCCCAAGGAACTCATCAAAGACCATTCCCCGCTCACCCTCGAACACGAGATCAAACGCGCCCGGTTCCATATGAAAGTCGTCGAGATGTGCCGCCAACATAACATGGAACTCTTTTGGCGGAAGACCGACCTCAACCACACGGTAAAGCCAGACGACGTTTTTGCCATCAAGCGGGAAGGGAAGATCACCTACTACTTTTTCGAGCTGGAGAACAAGCGCAAGTCATTCAAGGAGCTGCTCGAAAAATATCAGCGGTACGAAGAGTATTACGGCACCCAGCAATGCAAAGACGAGTGGAAAGACTTCAAAACCTTTACCGTTGTTACGCAGATTAGGACGGAAGAAGCACGGCAGAATATTCTAAAGTTCTTAGCGGGCGAGCCGGTTACTGAGTATCGCAACGGCAACGGCCGCACCATCGTGAATCCCACACCGATCAAGCGCAGCAATTTCTGGTTTTCAACGGAACAAGATCCTTTCTCATTCCTCACGCCAAAAGATTACCAAAAGGTCGCATATTCATTTCTCCGCGCCGGATGACGGACCTCGATACCCCAACCACAACTACTATTTGCAATAAGTGTGGGACAGAACGTAACGCCAGCCTTTCGCCCTTATGCCCGATCTGCTATGGCGACAGACTCCTTACAACGCCAAGAAACAAAAAGTATTGGACTTTAAAACGAATAAGGCAACGGTCGGCTGATAAAGAAAAGCATCGCCTCGAAGCCCATCAATACGCTTTGGTGCACAAGAACGATCCGACCTTCAGGCAGCGTCACCAAGAAGCAAACAAACGATATCGCATCAAAGTTCAAAAAGCAGAACGCCTGCGGCGGATGCGTAATGAAAAGCGGAAGGTCTATTATTTCAAAAATCGCGGGCGCATTCTAAAGCTACAAAAAGAACAACGCGCTAGGAAGGCCAGCGTTTTGATATCATTGCCGGGCTATGAAGTGCCCGCATTGTAGCGTAAATATTCACGTCGCTTTCAAATCCAGCCAGATAGCTGACCAACCAATCCTCAGGTTACCCTCCGGCGGGACTACGTATCCAGGCATATGGATCGCCCAGTATCAGCAATGTCCAGAATGCGGCAATTCAATAATCTTTCTCAAACGAGATTGTCAGTACGCTGATCGAGTGGAGTTTTTTATGGCCTATCCACAAGGCTTCCTACGCCCAGTGCCAGCAGAAGTTCCAGATCCGTATAAGCAAGATTTCACTGAAGCATGTAAGGTGCTGCAGGATAGCCCTAAAGCTAGTGCCGCTCTCAGCCGCCGCAATCTTCAGGCTATTCTCCGTGATAAAGCCGCCACCAAGAACAAAGACCTCTTTGACCAAATTGACGAGGTGATTAACGCAGGGAAGATTCCCTCTCACATTCAGGACGGCTTACACGCCGTTCGCAACATTGGGAACTTCGCAGCTCATGAAATCAAGAGCAAAGTAACAGGCTCCATAGTTTCAGTCGAACCGGGCGAAGCCGAATGGAATCTTGACGTACTGGAATCTCTTTTCGATTTCTATTTTGTTCAGCCCGCCCTTACCGCCAAGCGAAAAGCGGACCTTAACAAAAAGTTGAAAGAAGCAGGCAAACCAGAAATTCCCTAATCCCCACCTCGACATCTCCTGTAGAAATGCCAAACTGAATCTAATCGCGCGAAAGCGCGGGAACCCCGTTCATTCTGGGCTGCCCCTGTCCTGATGAAGGACAGGAGACAGCTCGGGACGGCGGGGATTCGTTCTCTGATGGGGGAGTGCTAGTGCTTTAGCGCACGGATAGTCATTCTTCCGCCCGCGAAAAGTGAAGAACGTTCCTCCCCACCAGCGAATGAACATCCACCTCGGCACCACCCTCACCAATTTCGGCGAAAAACCCTTTAGCATCGACCTCGACCGCAGGCAGTTTCGGCACGGCTGGCTACTCGGAAAATCCGGCACCGGCAAATCGACCCTCCTTCGCAACGTAATCGTCGAAGCGATCCGCAGTGACATCGGCATTGCCGTCATCGACCCGCACGGCGATTTGATTTTCGACATCCTGAATTACATCCCGGAGTACCGGCTCAAAGATATCGTCTATATCGACCCGGAAAGCGACCGCGCGCCCGACCTCGGTATCTTCGACCATCCTGACCGAGAACGCGCCGTACAGGCGTTTATGAGTCTGATGGAGGCCCATGCAGGCAAGGGCTGGGGGCCGGAAACGGCGCATATCCTTCGCGGGGCGACCGATGCGGTGCTCGAACTTACCAAACATCCTAGCGTCATTGATATTTATAAAATCCTCGCCCGGCCGGGCTTCGCTGAAAACTTACTCGCCCGGAGCGAAAACCCGCTCGTCCAGGACTTCTTCCAGCAATATTTCAAAGACTTGAAGCCCCAGGAGCGCGCGAAAAACTTCTCGCATCCTTTGAACAAGATCGAGGAACTCTTGCGGCCGGGACTCCGTGAATTTCTTTCGCAGAAAAAGTACCTGAACTTTGTCCGTATTATGGATCGCCAGAAAATCCTTTTGTGCCGGGTCCCGAAGGGCATCATGGGCGAGCGGCCGGCGAAAGTCCTTGGCTCCCTCATCCTTTCGAAACTCAATCTCGCTTCGTTCCGCCGCAAAAAGCGCGCCAAACAATTTCTCGTCATCGTGGATGAGATCCACAACTTCACCGACGGCATTGATTTCGAAACCATGCTCGCCGAATCGCGCAAGTACGGCATCCATTACCTTTTCGCCACGCAGACCACCCAGCAGATGCGTGACGAAGACCGGCGCATATTTAACGACCGCATCGCTTTTGGAAACTGCTCGCATATCTTTTCCTTCCGGGTGTCGGGCGATGACTCTGAAAAGATCGCCGTCAATTTCGGCGACAAGGATATTGCCGAATCCCTCGTGAAACTTCCCAACTACCAATTTGTCGCCTGGACGATGAACGACAACAACCCCGAACTCTCGCCGCCGGTAATCCTGACCGACCGACCCAACCTTCACGGCGACGAAATCCCAGCCCGGAAAGCCATCGAATGGGCCAAAGCGAACACCGGCACCGAAAAGACCGAAATTGCAAAGCACATCACCCAGGCCTTGCGTATCTAGCGGCTGTACTGAACCGCCGCGACAGGCCTATAAACTTAAATTGTGATAACGCTTCACTTCGAAAATGACCCTTATGGGCTTGCTTCACTCCTAGAGCCAGAAGCGAAGATACATGCGAAAGCATCCTATTTTGAGAAGCGAGCGGAATCACCGCGAAACGGGTGCAGGGGGAAGACAAACACTAACTACCAAAACCATGAACCAAAAAGTGATTCTCGCCGAAGAATTGCGCGAGTTTGACCAATGCATGACGGAAGCACTTGGGCATATCAGGGAGCTAGTTGAGTTGTCCGACAAGAAAATTCCGGAAATCTCGCCGGACCTCGAAACGAAGCTCGTCTGGTACGCTCATGTCTTCTTAGAGCTTCTGAAAACAGCTTCAAATCGTTCAGCCAGAGAACTTCTGGACGATCTGCTTGAGTAAGTAAATTAACCCTTGTCCCTGCACCGTAACGCGATCTTGAAAAGGAGGCAAGACATGCCAAAAGATGCTGTAGCAACCCTCGAAGCCACCCGCGAAAAACTCATCAAAAATCTCCTCGAAAAACGCAAACAAATTGATGAACAGCTCAAGGGTCTCGGATACCGTGAAGATTCAAAATAGATCTTTTGGTACTATTTGATCGCGATGTTTGAACTCTGGAAACTGAAGCGCAAACAGTCCAAGCTCCTTAAAAAGACTGTCGCACCAATAAAATTCAATCGGCCAATTGACGAAGCCCAGGCTAGGTTATTTACCGAGGACGTAGCGGACCTTTTAGACACAGATAATAGAATTCAGGAGCTCCACGACCAGCATCTCCGCCGTGAGGCTTTCCATTTGGATATCGAACTGCCTACCGACGAAGCGGCTTGGAAATCTGATCCCGACTTGGAAATATTCCGTCAGCTTACTCCTGCGGGTCGCGCATCCTTACGACGTACCATCGACGAAGAGAAGACAAGACGCCGCGAAGTAAAAGCATGGTGGTGGAAAAATGTCGTCATCCCCGCTATCACCGCTTTGACCGGCCTCGCCGGTGTCATCACCGGCATGATCGCAGTCGCCAAGAAATAAAAACGCCGCTCATGTCCGAGCGGCGGATTTGCCGTTTTTGTACGACTCGTAAATCTTCTCGAACACCGCCTTGCGTACCACTTCCCAGTCATCACACTTCAAAAGGTCATCCCACCACGGTCTAAGCGAAGCCATAAAGCCCTTGCCGTTACCACTGGAATTGTTACCCTCTAATGTGTTGGCAGGGGAAACCACGACTGATGAAGCTCGCGGGGACCCCGTCACCCCGCTTCCATTGGAGGCGGGTTTTTCTTTTGGGAACATCTCATCGAGCTTCCGCGCCGCATCCTTGAATCCAATCCCCTCAATACTCACGAGCAGATTGATGCAATCTCCCCACTTGTCACCCACGCCATTCTCTTTCTGGCACGTTGCGTTTTTGCATTGAAAACGATTTGTTGGAAGATGGACGCCGAAGCTCGTGCCCCGGTCTTCTTTCGGATGCGCCCGGAGCGGACACGGCCCCGAAGCATAGTCAGATCCCATCTTGTGCCGGAGCTTAATGCCGCGCCGGGCCAAAACATCCAGGATATTTACCCGATCACGCAATTCTTTGAACTCCAGACCCATAGAGCCTCCTAAAAGAAACTAGGGAAGTGAAGCCACCGCTGGTTATTCACTTCCCCTTATTCAGCTTTGCGCCTCGAACGAGGAATCTTCCTCGTCTTTGTTTTCGAATAGAACCAACTTCGAGTCCGGTTGGAGCAGGATAGGAACCCCCACATTGATTTGGAGACCGATACTTTCATCTCCAGTTTCTTTGTTGGAATTCCTCCAAGCCGCGCCAACTTTGAAGTAGTTCGTTTTGCCGCGCCCGTTGTCTTGTGGGATAACGACACGGTAATCCGGTTTTCTTCCAGCCATGATGAGCTGTCCTTTCAAAGCAGCTAATTTAAGAGTAGGAAACTGGCAGGAAAGTGCAAGGTGGGATTATTTCGTAAAAACAGCGCGCTTCAGCCATTCGGTGACAAGTGTGCCCAGAATCCCGATTACCGCTCCGAATAGGATCTTGGAAAAACTATCAAGATTCCTTTCCCAAAATGACTCGCGCTTGTCGTATGGTATGAGACTGAGGCGAGATTTTCCTCGAAGATAAAAGTAAAAAAAGATCGACACATATCCATATACGACAATGTCATCGACCCAGCTGATGGTTGTAATTGTAATAGGAGATAAGCGAAGTTGAGTACGCCTAAACCACGTAAAGCAGATGTCAACTGTGAGTAGAAACATAAAAACGGGATAATTGAAAAAGCGAACTAGCAGTCTTTGGTGCTGTGCAATTATGTCGCGCACCCGAAAGAAAAGAGCATGACCCTTTTCACTATTGGCTACATAGAGGCTATTGTTGTCTGTCCTGACCCACCTCATCAATCGCTTTGTACCTAGTGTGATGCTGATGTACGGATCGACGGCCTCGATATGAATGAGATGAACGCGCTTTCCGAGGCGGTTCCCCATTTCTTCCAGAGAATCGTAGACATTCTTATCGTCCGATACCTGTACGTCGCGACAGGTTTCAGAAATAATTGCCACAATTTCCTCAATGTCTTCAAGGTTGAGGTCGAGCGGTTTGAAATAGTGACTGCGACTTTCAGTTTTTGGCTTCACGGCTCACTATTATAACGAACGTCGAAAGCAAACGCCGTACGCGGACTTGACGGTATTAACCATTTCTGTTTTTATCCGCTGTCCACAGCCAGCCGTTGACACGGCCAGCCGTAGCGCTATTGTGAAGTCATGGAGGTAACAACAACTTGTCAGATTTGCGAAAGAATCATTAAGTCCAATACCGGCGTTCTCGCCCATCATGGCTATCAGCGTCCGGGCGACGGATGGCAAACGCCTTCATGCCTAGGTGCTCGAACCCTTCCCTATGAAGTGTCACGCGCGGCTCTTCCCCCAGCGATTGAGTTCATAAATAACTTCCTCGTCAACCGTAGTAATCAACTACACGATTTCCTCGCAAATCCCCCTGAGACGCTCACCTACCGAACCTCCGACTGGAAACCGTCAGAGATAGCGCAACGTCCCAGAGGATTTGTTTATGACGAAAAACGTGGAAGTTTCAGCATGGGGCAGAGATACGAGATGGAATACCATCACAAAGTTTATGTGATGAGACAGTCCATTGAACAGGCAAGACGAGACGTGAAGAGACTTAAAGAGCGGCTTACCACTTGGAAGCAGGTTTGGACAGAGAAGGAATTCAAAGAACTGATCACGCAATAAAATGGACCAAAAAGAATTCGCCCGCTTAGGCGGCAAAGCAGTTCTCAAGAAATATGGCCGGAGCTATTTTAAAAAGCTCCGCGCGAAACGGAGTAAAAAAGGTCGAAAACCAAAGAAATAAGTTGATGGACAAAATAATTGATTGTTCCTTCTATCGCACGAAGGAGAAGGCGGAAAAAGCCCTCGCTTCTCGTCAGTACAATCGAACGAGAGCGCAAATGGTCATACAAGAGATGCGAAGCCATTGGGCCATCATTCCGCGAAAATATGCGGCTAGCAAAGATCAGTTTGTTCAGCAATAAACATGCTTAAATCCAACATCCTCTACTCCACCGTCATCGAGAACGACGGCCGCGTAGGGAAGCAAATGACTTTCCTCGGTTCAGTTCTCGGAATCCTAGCCGCCGGAATCGTAGGAGCAATCCTGTTTCTCGTCGTCGGTTACGTCATCGCATTGTTCAGCTAACAAAGTTTGCATTCGGGAGGGGGATTGGACGGTGCAACTAGAGCACCGAACCCACCAGCGAGTTATCTGCAAAGTTTTCTCGCACCCTCCCGAATTATTCGGGAATACAAACTAATAACCACCTCAAATGAAACAATCAGAACGCATTACAAACGCAATCGTCGAATATCTGCTCGGGCCGCAGCCGCATATCTCAGGCGTCCACCCTCTTCATAAAAGCCCGTGCGGATTCTGCCCTGCTATGGTCTGCGAGAGAGATATGCAAGACCATATAGAAACCTTCCACATGGAAGAGCGGGAGTTGTCGCCTCTCTTTGAAGACGAACTCACGCATGAAAATTGAAATCAGGCAGACAAAAGAAGACGGCATCATTCAGATCACCACGCTAGACGAGCGGTGGTATGAGAAGGACGGCAAGTTTAATCCTTCCGTTACCTGGATCGGCCACTATTCGCCTATGGGTATCGGCCTCCTCAAGCACTACGCCGACAAGGGATGGGATGAAGCCGAAGCAGTCAAAAAGGAAGCGGCAGAACACGGGTCAAAACAGCATCAAGCATGTGAAGCCCTCCTCGCCGGCCAGACCATAACGCTCGACCTGGGCTTCGCAAAACCCGATACTGGCGACCACGAAGAACTCACGCCAGACGAGTATTACGGCGTGATGACCTTCGCTGATTTCTGGACTGACCTTAACAAGAACCACACGGTACAGCTCATCGATACGGAAAAAGTGGTTTGGGTTGACCCGGACAAGGGCGAACAGTACGGCTATGCCGGCACGCGGGACATGAAGCTCACGGTGGATGGCAAACCGACGATTATTGACCTAAAAACGAGTAAGGACATCTATCTCTCCCACGAGCTACAGCTTTCCGCCTTGAAACACGCCGACCCGGATCTCCCAGATATCTTCGTCCTTCAGATCGGCTACAAACGGAATAAGGCGGGGTGGAAGCTTACGCCCATCGAAGACAAGTTCCCATTGTTCCTCGCCGCGAAAAAGTTCTGGTCGGACGCAAACCCCGACAGTAAGCCCAAGGAAAAAGATTATCCACCGGAGATTAAACTCACGATCTCGAAAGAACCCATAAAGGCCGAAACCAAATCAATTACGAAATCCAATGGAAAGGGTAAAGGAAATAGCGGAAAAGCTTCACGTCCTTCCGAAGCTAAAGCTCGGAATTAAGCTCGCGGGAGGTGGTGTAAAAAGCACCGGCCCGCATCATGTTGAATTTCTTGCCGAGCCGACAATCATCATGGGCAAGGACGACAAGAATGTCCCGCGAAAAGAACTTCGTTTCGAAGTGCAGGAAGGAGGCATTAAGTACCGCTGGCAAGTTCCCATCCTGGGCAAAGACGGCCAGCCAAGTTACCTCATTGAGAAGCTCATGCATATCGCGGTCGGAGAGGAGCGCATTCTTGAAATGATGCGGAACGGCGCGCGAAATTATATCGACGTACGCACCCTCGACGAAGCGCCAGATGATCCGCCGGAAGAAGCGGATGAAGAAAAAATCCGCGAACTCGCAGAGGCACTCGCAAAAGAAGAAAAGCATGAATGAAAACGGCGAGATGTGGGATGCCATCCACAAGGATCAGCAGGCAAAGCGCCACCAGAATGAGGAACAGTCCATCAAAATGCTTCAAGACCTCGGCATCAAGTACGAGATTCTAAGCAAACAGTCAAGTCATTACCGGGTAGGACGCTTCAACTTCTGGCCTACCACAGGAAAGTTCTACGATCCCAAGACAGGCGAAAAGGGCCGTGGGGTAAGAAATCTAATTAACAAAGTCAAAACCAATGAACGTCAATAAAGTTTTCATCGCCGGGCGCGTGACCGCAGACCTCCAATTGCGGACCACGGCCGGCGGAATGTCGGTAGTTTCCTTTGGTGTCGCTACCAATCGCACCTGGACAAAAGATGGCAAGAAGCAGGAAGAGGTGGAATTCCATAACGTTGTGATCTTCGGAAAACAGGCTGAGATTGCAGTGCAGTACCTCAAGCGCGGATCGCTAGTTCATATCGAAGGCCGGCTCCGCACCAGAAACTGGACGGACAAGGACGGCCATGACCGCCGTAGCACCGAGATTATCTCGGAGAACATGCAGCTTGGTCCCAGCGCCGCCGGAGGCGTCGCAAATCCGCAGCCGCCCGTCCCCGCCAAGAAGGAACTTGCCGAGGAAGAGATAGTGCCGATCGATGGAGACGAGGAGGACACCGGCCGAAACTTCCAGAACGCCTTCGAGGACGACGAAATTAAGCCGGAAGATATTCCGTTCTGAACATGAGCTCCTTTGTCGTCACAGAACGCGCTATACGGCCGGCCAGCTCTGAACGGCAATGTTTCTACTGTCATCAGCCGATCGGCGCTATTCACAACGATGATTGTGTTCTTATCCGCAAGAACGTCATCATCAATTTCTCTATCAATCTTGAGACGCGCGTTCCGGCGCATTGGACTGAGGAGAATATTGAGTTCCATCGCAATGAATCAACCTCATGCGCTTCAAATGTACTGGGCGAACTGGAAGAACTCGAAAAGAAGCACGGTTGCCTTTGCGGACTCGGTAAATTCTCGTTTGTAGTAGAAACGTCGAAACCATATTTGGACGAAGCATGATTACCACGGGCAACCAACTCGAATTCAACTACAAGGGCTGGACATGTTGGCAGAACGACAACACGGGCGATTGGGGCGCGATTCTCTCGCGGCGCGGCGAACAGCCGAAGATAATTGACGGCAAAAGGTCAAAAGCAGAACTGCTAAAAGCAATCAACGAAGCATGAAGCACAAACCAAAAACTAAACGATTCCCCTGTTGGAAATGTAATGAACGTTTTTCCTCCTATCAACAAAGGGACGCCCACATCGCCTCTGCGCATCCACTTCCCCGCAAGACCGTTTACGAGGTAAAACGATTCGGCGAGGTGCATAGTTTGATTGGAGGAAAAGATATAAAGCTTGGTGACCAGATCGCTTTCACCAAGACCGGTGTGGTGACGAAAATAATTCATACCGAGAATAGCAATGACGTTCAAATTGAAATCGCAGTCATTGAAGATTATTTTGTCCGTTCATGACCCAAACCGAACGTCTGGCACAATTTCTCAAGGACTATAAGCCGCATAATACGGTTGAGATTTTGCGCGAGGTGTATGGATCGGAGCACCTCGGCATTGCTCGCATAGGCGCGCGCATCGCAGACCTGAAAAAGCTCGGGCACAACATCATCGGCTACCACGACCCACAGAACCGGAGGCTGTATGTGTACCGCCTTATCCCGCCGGAAGTGCCGGTGATGCCGCCGGCGTTCCCAGAACAAAAGGTCGAACCAGCAAACAGACTTCTCTAACATGAGTAAAACAAGTTTTGTTGTCCTTTGCCTAGTTCTCATTGCATTGGGCGTGGTCGGAAACGTAGTTCTGTTTTTGCAGCTCTCACAGGCGACGGCAGGATGGCAATCAGCCCTTAATCTTGCGAACGAATTTAAGGCACTTGACGCGAAAGACCAGGCGAATGAACAGCAGTGCATCAACGATTTGCAGGCTTATCAAGCCCAGTACGAATTGCTGCAGTAGGGAGGGTTGGTAAGAACGAAGTCCAACCGCGAGGCCGCCGGGGCCTCAAAAGGGGTCGAATACAAACCAACTACAACTCATATGAAGACGAAGAAAAAGTGCCGACATGATTCCAACTCTTGGGTCATTTGTGGAGGTTACGGTTTGTGGTGCTTCGTCTGTGGCGCATATCGTCCGATGAAACCAGCAAAGAACAACGTCGTTGCTCCACGCGGACGCTGGATCATACCGACCGGCGATCCGAAGAACAACCCAGCTAGCAAACTACCGAAATCATGACCATTGAAATAGCCATTAAGAAGGCAATAGAGGGAGGATGGAAAAAAGATGACAGTTGGCAATTCGAGGGATTTGATCCTGAGTACCGGCCGAAAATTTACTTTCAATCGTTCTCCGGCGGCGAATTACACGATCACGACGTTCTCGTGTCAGAAGCATTCCTCGATCCCTCATTCTGGCAATCGCTTGGCAAAGCGTTGGGGTGGTGGGGAAAGATTTGTCGATTGTGCGGCGAACAATGGAGTTTTAACTACGAGATGAATTTCTGCACATCGAAAGAAGCAAACCTGCTTCCAGCCGTAATGTATCATTGGCACCGCTTCATCGACCATCTCGCGGCGGAGAAGACAGCCGAGGATTTCTTCGCGGAGCTTTCCTAAAGAGCGGCACCACGAAATCGCCGAACGCCTTGAACGCTCCGTAGGCCATGATAAAGATCGTCCCCAGTGTCCCGCAAACTTCCATAACGGCGATCCGCACATTCATCAGGATGTCTAAAAAGTGCTTCATTTGGCCGGATAGTAACACGAAACTTTTTTGCGCGCGGAAATTTGCAAGCAGTCTTGTGAAGAACTTGTGGAGGATGGAGACTTCCTGCGGGCGACCTCAAAAATGCTTTATTACCGCCATTTCCTCAACGTCTTCCACGCCTGTACGAGCTCTTGAATAGAACGCGCCGTGGGGAACGTATGGCTGTTGATGATTCGGCACGCGCGGTACGCCTGTTGGTAGGCCTCTAAGACGGCAGGTTCGCTCAGGTGCGCCAGGCTGTAGCGGAGCGCCTTGAGATCTTCGGCCGTCATCATGTCTTCATGCTTTGTGGGATCAGGTCGCCGGGCCATAGCGAGGGATTTTAGCACCTTTCGCTAGACGTTCGCCCCTGCTAAAATTTGGAAAAGGAGGGATGTATCGAAAACAAGGGCTCAGCCGGGTAGGAAAATCCGACCGCCAGAAGCTCATCAACAAGCTGGATATTGCATTTGGGAAAATGATTAAAGCGCGCGACCGGAGCGAGCCCTGCATCACCTGTCCGAAGGTTCAAAGCGAAGATGACGACCCGCGCGCCTGGCACTGCGGGCACTTCCGGCCGAGAGGTTTTATGTCTACCCGCTTCGAACCTCGGAACGCCCACAAGCAATGCGCCTACGACAATGTTTACCAGGAAGGGTTGAGCTACGAGCACGGGCTCGCGATCGACAAGAAATACGGGAAGGGAACCGCCGCCCAGCTTTACAAGCTTTCAAAACTGATCAAGCAGTGGGAGGTCAAAGAGCTTGAGCAGCTTTTGAGCGCCGCCCGGCACTCCTATCTTGCCTACACTACACTCTACGACCAACTCAGCCGCGTCTCTGCAATTTCTCAAGCTGCTTCTTGAGTATTTCTTTTAAGTCATCTATATCTTTGTCGTATTTCGCGATTTGCTCCTCCAGCTTTTGCCGAGTGTTTAATAAGGCCGTGCTCACACCTGATATTGCTACCATAATAGCTATAGTGAATATGAGAATGGTTCCCATGTCCAGGACGAAAAAAGTGCCAGCCGATCTCGGGTCCGTCGTCGCAGCGTATTCAAGCATGAAGGAATGCCGGAGGGCCAAGAGAATCATGCCAATACACATGAAGATAAGGGTTCCAAAAATAGTTCGGAACGTGTCCAGGTAAAGAATCTTGTCAGAGGCTATCCGTAGCCTTAGCGATTCCCGGTATTTCTCCAGCTCCTTGATTCGTTTTTGTAGCTGCGCGGTCGAGTGTTCTGAGATTTTATTCCGTACGAGACGTATCAAACTGCGTATCCGGGAATCTCCTAGCGGCAAAAGATCGAAAATCGCGAAAATAACGAAACCGACAACGACGCCAATCACTGCGCCGATTATCCAAGCCTCCGGCGAATGCATTAGGGAATGCCACAGATCGTGCACGTTTCCTCCCCTTGACGAATCGCCCCGACATTGTACGATTTAAGTAAACCCCAAGCATGAAAAAACGAAAGCATTCCCACCGATGGAAGAGATGCAAGGTCTACCCCGCCGCACAGCATTGCGCCTGTGGCGCGGTAAAGCTAGAAGTGGTCCTCTTGCCCCAAAGGTACGAACCCGACCGCTAACGTATGAAACCAACCCGGTGCGAAGCGTGCAGGCGCGGCCGCCACAAGGATTGCGATGGAACAATCCCCAGGGGTTACGATGAGCGGCATGATCGGGAATGTGTCTGCTCCTGCCGGGATACCAGGATAGAACGCCAGTTCTTCTCGGAGCATCGACCCGGAGCTACCAAAAAGAAATGACCAGCAAGAAATTCAAATACGCCCTACGATTACTCGCGACTATCTTCCTCACGTTCATCACGGTTGTTGCGATTGTGGAGATTCTAATGCACGTTTGATTTCTTCTTCTAGTCGAACTTCTTAAATCGACGATTGATTTCCCGGTGCGACACCTCCGCCAGGAACGCCCTTAAATCTCCATCCATTGAGCTTTTCCACGATGAATTTCTCAGATTGATTGATAAAGCTTATTGCCAGGTTGAGCGTCTTTTCCATCATCTCGCTCACCACCAAACTGTTATCAATCCTCCCACCCACGCCAATCTCAGCAGCTATTATGTCCGCAAAGTCGTATCGGATGTCGCTTCTCTTCTGCCCCAGAAACGAGGCAAATAGGCATTCAGTCAGCGGCGTTGCCGCAATCGCTTCAGCAAAGCGATCAGGAAGATAGTGGAACACTGCGTCCCGTCGCGTCGCCTTCAGGTGTGTCTGCTCAAGCTTTTGAGCAGTTTTATCTTTCAGCAACGTTTGGATAGTATCTTGAAAAATCTTCTCCTTACCAAAGACAGCGCCCATCGCACGAATCAGATTCAATGATTCGTAGAGGATTGCTGACACAAAAAAATACGAATTCCACTGATCGCGAGTCGCGGCCGGTGTGTTTTTGTCAGCTGCACACTGCATCAACGAGTGTGCCGAATTTAGCGCGTTGACCGCCCGCGCAAGAGCCACGACATACGCAAACTTCTTGTCATTCCGGCACTCTGCGAAGACAGTTGCATCGCCGAAAATCTGATGTGCCTTTGTATCGGCGGCCATTATACCCTCCATTGACTAACTCGCCCGGCATTCTACCCCGATTTATCCCCACTTGCCATATTCCCCAGATTTCCTACACTGAAGGAAAGTCCAAAATCGGCATCGTAAAACGTCCGAAAACCAATCTCACCAAAATTCATGTTACGAGCTTTTGCCACGTGGTATGCCAGGTGGAAATATCGGGTCAATAAGGAAGTCGAAGCGGGAATGCATGAGTGGAGCGCCCGCGTCGCGGAGAAGAACGCAAAAGCGTCGCGCGATCTTATCATCAAGCTCAAGACCGAAGCTGACGCGTATGAAGCGCGGATAAAAAGCGTCGCCGAGATGGAGGAAAAAGGGTTTTACCTTTGTGATAACGGGCACGAGAACGCTGAATGTCGTTTGCCGGAATCCGGTAACGTGTGTCTCCAATGTCCGAAGCTTGCCAAGTTTATCAAGCGTTCCGAAATGACCGGCCAGGAGCTTTACGAATCAGACAAAGACCGCCGCGACGCCGAGAAACTGCTCGCCGGACGCCGCGAGGAAATCACCACCAAGGAAACTGAAGCCAAGCAGCAGGACGCGACCGCCAAATATTTCAGACAACAGGCCGAGTCGGGGCGGAGATTGGCGGAAAGCTTAAGAAAACTGTGACCATGAAAGACACTAAATTCAGAATTTGGGATATCGACGCGCAAACTATGCATGAGGTAGGAATATTGCTAATCGGCCACGGCGCGACCGGCTACTCGTATCCGGCTCCGGGTGAAGAAGCAACTGTCGGCACGGCGGATACGAACCGAGTCCTCATGCAATTCACCGGCCTCAAGGACAAGAACGGGAAGGAGATTTATGAGGGCGATTTAGTGAAGTGTGGTGAGTTTGAGGATGATAGTGATGCAAAGACCTATGAGGTCATTTACAACGAGGATGGAACCTATCCCGCATTTGACCTCAAGGGATGGCGAGGTGAAACGAATGGCATATGCCTTTTCTTGAATGACGGTTATCTCGAAGTCATCGGCAACATCTACGAATCGCCCGAACTTCTTAAAGCCCCTGCGGCGACTGAGCAGCCCTCCCAAGCCTCATGACCACCGAACTCATAAAACAACTAAAAGACGCCGGATTCCCAAAGGAATTCGTGAATACAGAATTAACTCATGGTGGTTACCCCACCCTCTCCGAGCTTATCGAAGCGTGCGGAGATCACTTTATCGAACTCGAACGAATTGATAAAAAGAAATGGCTTGCCCAAGGTGGTTGGATTGAAAATGATTGTTGCCGTCGCCCACATAAGGACCAAGTTGCAGCGTCTCCCGAAGAAGCCGTCGCAAAACTGTGGCTCGCGCTGAATTCGCAGCCGCGCGATGAAGCTTTGGATTACCTCAAAAGCTGCCCGAAAAACCCCACATGATCGACCGCTACACCATCAAATTCGGCCCGGCCGTGAGCCAGAAGGAGCTGGAGAAGGCTTTGCATGAATCCGGGGAAACTCCGGACCACACAAAGCTTACGATGATGAAGGCGAGGATTGAGATTGTTGGCGACTTCGAAGATCTGAAAAAGCTTACCGAATTGCTAAAAAAGTTGTCGCAATAGGGCTTTGGGCAGTTCCTGGTAGGCTGCTGAGTCATTACTGAATACGAGTGAGTTTAACCTTCTTCGAAGGTGTAATGTGTTCCCCGATATGCTGCGTTACGTCAGAGTCGCAAAGCGACGCATCATAGGGCGCTGTCATTTCAACAACCTCCCCTGCCGATGCGTCGTCAGCTTGGAGCGTCCCATTGATGGGATACGTTCTCACCGCGGGATCAGGAAAAACGTCAGATAGCAATTTAAAACCTTTGTCGTTGGGGCTAAGGTCGGCATCTACGGTTACCGTCGTCGTGAACGGAAGCGTGTATTGAACTGGCCAGACTCGTAGTTGCACAACTCCTACCGCGCCGGGATTCACCGTGATCGAATCGGTGTCGGTGCGGGTGACCGTTTGTATACTTGTATCAACTGTAGCGACACTATTTGTTGTTTGGTCTCCAATAACAAGCTGAGCGCCAACCTTAAAGGGCAGAATTTTAGCGGTATCAAAAGTGATTGTATAGTTTTGTGTGTGTTGCACGGATTGAGTTAGTTGAATACTTGACTGCCTTGTATACGCGACAGCGAGAGAAAACCCCTTGGTTACCGGCGCGGGCGCATTGGAACAGGCCTGAACTATGCCCGTATCCGGATAAATGCGATCAGGAAGGCCAGTCGAGGTCATTGCGCCCCACGAAATAGGAGCGCTTTGCAGTATTCTGATGTTTGAAGCGGTGAGTATAGAATTTGTTGTTTGCGGATGCGTAGTATATGTCGTTTCGTTGTGACACTCCTCAGTGGGATTGCACTCGCCTCCATGGCTTTTGCAGTGTACTGGACCATCTTGCCTACAAACATTTTGGATGTGTGGAACCTGGACTATAGTCGTTGCCGGTACAGGTCCATATGAAGTTAGAATTGCCCCAACCTTCTGAGCAGCGTCGGTCGTCTGCGCGGCCACGGGTTGACCAGAACAAGTTGCAAGAAACACTAAAGTCGCTATTGCGCAGATAGACTGTCTCATGAGCTAGCATTATCGGCGCTTGCATTACTCCTGTAAAGCAGAAGTTTTCACATGAATCTTCAAATGCTATAGTTATCGGAAAGCCTACCTTACTAACCCACTAATCCCCACGTTTCCATGCCACGTATTTCGCAGGAACAAAAGCAATATTACAAGTCACGCATTCGCAGCGTGCTTGCTCAGTCACCAGCAATAACTCAAGTAGCTCTACAAGCGCGTTTGAAAGCCGACGGCTTAGATCTTGATCGCTGGTATCTTGCCTCGCTCCTGAAGAGTATCCAGGCTGAACGAGTAAAGCGCCTCGACACGCTCACGCTCAACTATGCTCTCTCCTCTTTCCAGGACGTAATGATGGAAATCTCCGCCGTCGCGTGGGAGATTGCGAACGACGAATTCGCCCGCAAACAAGACCGGGTAATGGCTCTCCGTGAGATCCGCGAAGCCCACAACCTTATCTTCGAAAAACTATTCGACGCCGGCGTTTTTGAACGCAAGCTCGGCACGCTAGACGCCACGATCCGCAACACCCCGCTTCCGGACGAACGCAAACAGGCCATCCGGTCTGTCTTCGAAAATTGGGGCCTATTGCCCGCCCCCAAGGAGGATGCAGGAACACCCCAACCAACTCCAGAAACCCCCGCCTGAGTCATTTTTTGAGACGTACGAGGCACGTAGGGAGTCAGCCCGGACTCTCTTGGGTTTTTCGCTGGTTTACCTCTCCGGCTATTTCACCGACCCGCCGGCCAGTTTCCATCCACACCTTGTCCACGCGCTAGAAGACGACACCTTAAAGCGTCTGCTCATTATCGGTTTTCGCGGATCGGGCAAGAGTACGTTCGGCAGCTTGGCTTTGCCTTTGTGGGCTGCTTTGGAGCATCCGGACAAATATCCGTTCATCCTGCTTATCGCTGATTCGAGCCGCCAGGCGACCTTAAATATTAGCTCCATCAAATCCGAACTCGAAAACAACAACCTGATCAAGCAGGACTACGGCGAGATCAAAGGCAATGTCATTGAGGACTTCACGCTGAAAGGCGACGGCGAGGAATGGCAGAAGCAAAACCTCGTTCTTTCGAATGGCGTCCGCATCTTGGCCCGGTCGCGCGGCCAGAAGGTGCGCGGCTTGCGCCATCTGCAATATCGCCCAAAGCTCGCCGTGATCGACGACCCAGAGGACGCCGAATGGGTACGGACCAAAGAGAACCGGGACAAGACAGACCGTTGGCTCCGAAACGAAATCGTCGGCGGTCTCGACGCACGCAAAGGACGCCTCGTCGTTATCGGCAACTTGCTCCACCAGGATGCGTTGCTTTCCCGGTTAAAAACGCCGGGAAGTGGGTTCAAGGTTCTCGAATTTCCGCTGATAGATAAGGACGGCGTATGCACCTGGCCGGCGATGTATCCCACCACGCAATCGCTCAAAGACAAAGAACGGGATATGGGAGCGGTCGCCTGGCAGCGGGAAATGCTTTTAAAAATTGTCGCTGAAGAAGAAGCGATTATCCGGCCGGAGGATATCCATTACTACGACGAAAAACCCAAATCATCGGCGGCGATGAAAGGCCACGGCGTTGACCTTGCGATCTCACAGAAAGAAGACGCTGACTATACGAGCATCGTGAGCGGGGAAGTGTTTTACCAGGACGACGCGCCGAAAATCTTCATCCGGCCGAATCCTTACAACGAGCATGTGACATTCCATGAGTTTTTGAAGAAAGTGCGCTCCATTCCCGGTGAGATGGGCGGCGCAAATATATTTTTCGTGGAAGACGTTGCCTACCAAAAAGCTGCCATCCAGGAGATGGAACGCGCCATGCTTCCGGTTGTGCCCATGAAACCGACGACCGATAAGCGTAGCCGCCTGCAGGTTGTCGCGCCGTATATCAAAAACGGTACAGTGCTATTCCCACGAAGCGGCTGCGAAGAGCTACTCGGACAGATATTCAATCTAGGCGTGGAATCACACGATGACCTTTGCGATGCGCTTGTGTGGCTCATTCAGGGGCTTGTGAACCAGGGCTTGGAGCTGCCGAAGATACATTGGATTGAGGCCTAAGGTTAATCTCGAACCGAAGCTCTTCGCGGATTATGCTTCTTAGGTTTCGATTTCCAGTGTTAATCTCTTCCATCAAAGTCCAGGCCTCACCAAACTGCCGTTGCCTACCCCTGTCTCTGATTCGTCCCATTAGGTTATCGAGAAGGTCGAGTTGATCGCTGATGCGCTGGCCGCATACGATCTCCGTGGTCAGTTTTGAGCGCCAAAATGACTGGATGGCTGTCAAAAATTCATTCTGTGCCTCTTCGCGCTTGGCCGCATCAACATCTGATGTTGTAGGATATGTACGAAATGCGTACAGCATTTTCCCAAGCAAGCCTTCAGCAGCGCCCAACCCTTTCAGGGACTCTAATATCGCCTCCTTCTGCACTTCCCATCGTTTCTGCCGATCCCACAACTCACCAGATATTTTAGATTCGATTTCCTTCGTCGCTTTTGTTACGGCGCTCATCTGTTCTACTAAGTTTTTGAGGTCTTCTTTCGTGGCAAGATTTTCACCCTTCTTCTTCAGGTAACTTCCAACAAATGCCCCGGCACCAGCGGAAAGGCACGATGAAACAAAAAGGGCTACAACCGTGCCAATTTTAACGTCCATCGTCAACCTCCAATTGCGGCGTCCATTGTATCCCCTTTGTCCACAATAGCTTTTCTCCGCAGAAATCTTATAGTTAAGTCAATGGTCGCCTTACAAGCACAGTTCGCAACTGAGATCGACAAAACACAAGTCTTTGAAGGCACGAACGTCGCCATTCACGACGGTTCCGGCCAGCTAGTTTCTCAATCTCAAGAACAAGGCATGAAGGCCGGTGATTTTTATTTCCGCTCGAATACCGTTGCGCACTATGAGAACGCATCGTGGTTTCGGCGTGTGATCTTGCGCCAGCCCCAAAAACTTATAGTTGAACATCCCACTACAATCGTGATGAGCTGCCCATTCTGTGGTCTTCCACTGATGAGCCAGCTCGACAATAAAATCCTTTCTCGCGATCCTCTGACGCTCGACAAACCCATTCGATGCCCGTTCGGAATGTATGACGCGGCGCACGCCTTCCAAATCAAGGACGGAAAAATCATGCCTGCGTAGTACATGGCTTCACCCTCCCTTAACGCCAATAACAAGCCAAGCTGGATAGCGCGTAGGTTACGCGGCATTGCGGCTAATTTCTATCCCGAACTCCATGAGCAGGAGCAGGGCGGGCCGGCCATGACGCGCTACGGCGTCGTGAAAAGTGTCATGACAAAGTCCGGCCGCGCAACATTCGGCGAATTAAACGGCAGTGGCAACCAGTTCATCATCGAGCGCCCATCGGGAACTAATCCCATCGATGCAACGCGGGCAATTGAGAACAACAAAGGTTTCGTCTACGCCGCCGTAAACGCAAAGGCCCGCGAAGTCATGGCAATCGATTGGCGTCTTTTCGAAGTGGATGGCGATGACCATGAGGAAAAGAAAGACCACGAGATCCTTGACCTTCTCGACGCGCCGAACGAGAACATGAACGGGCTGAAGCTCAAGTATCTGCTCTCCGCGTGCCTCGACCTTACCGGTGACACGTACCTTTATCTCGAAGGTGTGAAGAATGACCTCGACCAGCCGAAGGCTCTTCATCTCATGCCGGCCGATAAAGTTAAGTCGGTGATCGACCGGCGCTCTTGGCCGTACCAGCTCATGGGATACAAGATGCGGATAGGAACGCAAGAGTATGTATTTAAGCCTTACGAGGTGATTCATTTCGACCTGCCAAACCCCTCCGATTACCACAGCGGTTACAGCCCCGTCATGGCCGGGGCGGAATACATCGACAACGACAACTATGCGATGGAGTTCAACCGCAAGTTCTTCATCAATGGCGCGCGCCCGTCCGGATTCCTGAAAAGCGAGTTTGTAGCCGAGACGCAGATTGAATCGCTCAAGATCGGTTTCATGGACGTGCATGGCGGGATCGACAACATGAACCGCATCGGCGTCCTTCCGAAAGGTGTGGAGTGGCAGAACGCCGGCAGCTCTCCGAAAGACATGGACTTCAAAAACATGTCCGAGGATATGCGCGACCGCATCCTCGCCATGTTCGGCGTCTCACGAACGATTCTCGGCACGGCAGAATCAGATACGAATCGCGCGACCGCTGAAACGGCCGACTATGTATTCAGCAAGCGCGTCGTTAAGCCACACATGATGCTCATCTGCGCTGTCTTGAACGACCGCCTCGTCCCGCGTTACGGCGATGATTTGTACATAAGCTTCATCGATCCCGTACCAGAAGACAAAGCCTTCCGCGTACAGGAAATGCAAGCTGCGATGGGCAACCAACCGCTTTTGACCGCAAACGAAGGCCGCGAAAGTTATCTCGGCCGTGGGCCGGTTGACGGCGGCGATACGCTCATGGCACCGACCGCGATGGCCCCGATTGGTTCCTCGGCAGGGAACTCGGACGCCGCGCCGCAGCCTGAAAACGACCCGAACGCGAAGCGCATGAAAGGCCTGAACCTTGCTTTCCGGCCGCTACGTACCAAGCTGCAAAAGCTCGCAAAGAAACGTGTAGAGATGCGCGAAAGCCTCGCCAACAAGATCAAAGCCGATCTCAAGAAGCGCCTCGATTTCCCGACGAAGAAATTCGTCTCGACGAAAGAGCACGACGAAACCCGCTGGAAAGAATGGAGCGCTTACGTCCACGCCGTAGAGAAAGATATTGAAACTACCGTTCAGAAACTCAACGCCGACCAGAAGGCCGAAGTGCTCTCCCATCTTCCCGGCATCGTCGGCAAAGCCATAAATCCCGGCGACCTCTTTGACATCAAGAAGTGGATCTCGATAACAACGGACGCTTTGAGTCCGATCATAGAAACGCTCTTTGTCGAGCAGGCAAAGCAAGCCGCCGCCGAAGTGCAATCCACCTTCGACTTCACCCAAGCAACGAGAGAAGCCGTCCACCAGTCCGTGCAGATGATGTCCGAGAGCTACCAGGAGACAACCTTAGCTTCGCTTGAAGACCACATCAACGAAGGCCTACAGGCTGGGGAATCGCTGGCCGATATCACGAAGCGTGTTGACCAGGTCTACGAGTGGAGCAATGAGAGCCGCGCCGCAATGGTTGCGAAGACCGAATCATTTCGGACGGCGAACAGTGCTTTGAAGTCGGCATGGCAGCAATCAGGCGTCGTTAAAACTGTGAAATGGTACACCGCCTCACAAGACCCCTGTTCATTCTGTTTATCTCTGAATGGCAAAGTCGTAAGTATCGACCAGAATTTCTTCAATAACGGCGACTCAATTACGGTAGGCGAAGGCGACGAAGCTAAAACGATGTCGCTCGATTACGGCGATGTCGGCGCACCGCCATTACATCCGAATTGTTTTTGCATATTGCGTCCCGATGAAGTGTCAATTGATTAAGGCATGGCAAATCTTGACGCTGTCTATAACCTGGTCAAACTCACGGTAAGCGGCACGTACGGCGCGTCGGATACTTCAATCATCGCGAACTCCGTTCCCTCTGCTCTCAGCGGCGGAGGTTGGAACGCAACGTGGTGGAACAGCACGGATTATCCCGATCCTTCAAATGACCCGAACGCCGAGATTGTCAGAGTGACCGCCGTTTCCGGCAGCACGCTTACGATTATGCGCGGGGCAGAAAGTGCGACAGGCGGCGGCGCGGCTTCCACGAAGAATACGGCCAATAAAACCTACACGCTCATGCTTGGCATCACGGCCAAGATGATTACGGACATCGGCTCGAATCTGCAGAAGCCCTGGCGCTTGGTCAACGTGTCCGGCACGATCAACGGTTCTAACACGACCTTTACCATTTCGCCCGCTCCCTTCGATCCGAACTCCATCCACCTACGTCTCAACTACCAGGAACAAGAACAGGGGATTGACTACACCATCTCAGGCACTACGATTAGTTATATAGTCCCGCCTTCCGCATCCCTCTCCGGACTTCCTCACGTTGCCCAATATCAGTAAATGAAGAAGTTGTATCTCGCCATTGCTTCAATCTTCGCCCTCGCCATCGTGGGGCAGGTTTTGACGGTTCATGCAGCACCGTATTATCCGGTGCAAGGTGGAACGGGAACCGTTACCGCGCCGCTATCCGGCCAGGTTCTCATCGGCAACGGAAGCGGAACATACACGCCGGCCTATATCCTCTGCGCCGGCACGTGCCAAGTTTCAACATCAAGCGGAGGCATCACGATCACGGGAACCGGCGTCGCGACGAATACGGGAGATTGGGCCGGAACGTGGCAGCTCTATCATCCATCCGACTTCTTGAGCAGCAGCACACAGATTGTGAATAGCGTGAACGGATTGAGCGGCGTCATAACTATCACGTCGAGCTCGCTCGGCGTCGTGTGGCCGACCATCAACGGCAACAAATCCACGAACTACAACATCGCGGCCGGCACCGGCGCAACCAGCACGGTATCGGGAGCCACGACGACCGTATCGGTGTCGCTCAACAATGGCGCGACGCAAAACTGCAGCGCAAGTCAGTTCGTGAACCAGATCACTTCGGGAGGCATCGTGAGCTGCGGCTCGGTGAGTATTCCAACCTACACGTACTCAGCCGGAGCAGGCCTATCGCTCACGCAAGCGACCTCAACCACGAACACGACAACAACCTACACGCTGAACCTCGGAACGGGCTGTAGCGGGAGCAATTTCGTGCAAACGATATCGCCAACGGGAACGATAACGTGCGCAGTGCCTTCGGGTGGCGCGAGTTCGACGAACGTCTACGGGGCAAATGGCGTAACTGTCGTCCAAGTCGGCATCAGTGCCACGGCGACTCTCAATACGGCCTATGCGGCCATTTGGAACGCTCTTGAAACGTTTAGCCTGGGCTTGACCGCCAATGGCACGACGACGCTCGCCTCGACCACGAACTCCTTGCTCGTGACGAACACATCGGGAGTCGTACTCGCTTTCGCAGGCTCAAACCCGTGCGGAGCGAACCAATTTGCAACGGGCATATCAGCAACCGGCACCATCGCGTGCGCGAACGGCGTCACATCGGTGAATGGATCGAACGGGGCCGTGACCATAACATCCAGCTCTCTCGGCGTGATTTATAACCCGAGTTGGCTCACGGCCGCCGTAACTTCAATCAATGGCGCGACATCGACTTCTCACAATAATGTCGCAGGTGCGGGCATTTCAATCACAACGACTTCAACAGCCGCGAACAGCACAAGCACTTACACCAATACCGGCGTGACATCGTTCACCGGACAAGGCTGCGTCACGGCTGCCAATTCCACAGGAACCGTTTCGCTCGCCGTCACGTGCATCTCCGGAAACCAAACGATCACGTTCATCATGAATGGCGATGCTACGGGAACTGCCTCAGGAGCGACTTCGATCACGGACACCGTGACCGTGATCGGCCTCAATGGCAAAGCCTTACCAGCCTTGGCGACAGGAACGCTTGAATATTCCGGCGGAGCATGGAAGATCGACCTCGCCACAAGTTCCCTTGGCCTCTATGACGCGAACGGCAACCTATCTTCTTATATAGGGTCATCCTGCTCCGGCGGCCAGTTCGTGACCGGCTTCTCCGCGACCGGCACGGTTGCGTGCGGCACGCCATCGGGAAGCGGTAATGTGAGTTCTGCGACTACGACCGTCACCAACGATTTCCCATTCTGGAGTGGCAGTAACCAGCTCTCGGCAACGTCCACGGTTGTCGCCGGCCCCGGAGGTATCACGAATACTGGCAATGTGACTACCACAAACGAAACGGTATCGAGCACCTTGGCGCTCATGAACGTCACGCCATCGGGAACTATCGTCTATCCGGTTTCGGTTGATGCAAATGGATTTCTGGATATCGGCCCCATCATCGGCAACACGCCAGGCTCCGGCGCGAGCACAACGCAGGAATTCAATATCGTCGAACAAAACTGTCCGAACAACGCAAGCACGAGCAACCAGTCCGAGTGCGACTGGTCTATGAGCACGCTCTATCCCGATGGCACTCGGACGTTTGACGATCTGAACCAAGAGAGCTATCCAGGATTCAACGGCACGGGATGGTTCGAAACGGCGACTGGGGCATCAAGCACAGCGGACGCTTTTCTCTATCCCTATGTTATCGAGATGTCGAATGAAGGCGCAGGCACGACCATCCAGCATCATCTTTTGTTCCAAATAACGCCCGTGAACGCGACCGGAACGTGGCTTGGCGCTACCTTCACTCTTACGGGCAATACGACAATCACGGGCACCGAAAGCGTGTCATCAAATGCCAATGTCCTCGGTAACTTCTCTATCGGAACCTCAACCCAAAATGGCAATTTCTATGTCGCTTGTCCTGGCACCTGCACCATGCGTATCAGTCGCGGTGGCACGGGAAATTATGGAACGCAAGTATTTTCGACCGCTGGCACCGATGAGTGGGAATTCGGCATGCTGAACGACGGATCAAATACTTTTCACATTGCGGACGCAAACAATGGCGGCGATGTCCTTCGAGCGGTGCAGAATGGTTCGACGACGATCGGCAATTCTGGCTCAGGTATCGGCATTACATTCGCAACGGCCGCGACTGCTTCAACCACGCTTACGGTCAACCAAACGTCTACCTTCAAGGGAACCATCAACACCACCATTACGCCCAATTCATTTGTGGCGACCGACGGTTCAGGAAATCTTATAGCAACGAGCACTCCGTCCGGCGGTTCCGGTTTCACGACCGCGAACGCATCCTCAGGCATCGCTGTCACGACGAGTTCGAACTCCATATCCATACAAAACACCGGCGTCACGTCTTTTGCCGGCAATGGGTGCGTGAGCGCTGCGAACTCGACTGGCACCGTTTCTCTCACGGTGAGCTGTTTGGCGGCGAACCAATTAATTACCTTATCGCTTTCCCAAGATGCGACCGGCACCGCGACCGGCACGACCTCCATCAACGTCACGAGCACCGTACAAGGGCTTGAGGGCAAGTCGCTTCCCGCCGTCACGACCGGCACGTTCTATTACCAAAGCGGCGCATGGCATCTCGGCAATGCGGTAGATGTGAGTGGCAACCCCTATGCGACTTCGACAAAAATAAACGGGACATCGGGCACGGGGTTCACCATCAACGGATCTGGCAACGAGACCTCAACCACCACCGGAACATCGACCACGCTTTTCCTTATCAATTCCGGCGTCGCATCGGGAACCTATCCGTGCGCTACGATAACGCTCGCTTCCTCTGGCATCGTGAACGCAGCATCGGCCGGCTCATGCGGTGGTGGGGGTGGTATCTCCGGCTCGGGAACGTCAACCGATATAGCCCTTTTCAATACGAGCAGTTCGTTGTCTGCGAGCGATACGTTGCAATGGGTTCCGATTGGAAGCTTTGGAACAGGTTTGTATGTAGGGAAAGGGGCATCGAAAGGCGTCGTCGCCCTCGAAAATACGAGCACGTACATTTTAGCCACCACCGGCTACATGACCGCTGAAGACAACAACGTGGGCGGTGAACCATTTTGGATACTCGAACCTTATGGCATACAGCTCGGCTTCGACACCGGCACGGGAGGTTCTATTCTGATTGGCGATGGTGCATCGGGCGAGGGAAGCGGCGCTGATACGAATGGCATTTTCTTCGATAGCGTGAATGGCGGGAGCGGGCCGTTTGATAGTTTTGACACTTCCCAGCTAACAGGGAACGTAACAACCACCGTACCAAATGAAACCGGCGTCATAGCGTTAGGCGGCGGGAATGGCGTTCCGAATGACTGCGCGAAATGGTCTGATGCAAATACGTTAACCGACGCAGGCTTGCCGTGCGGATCAGGCGGAGGAGGTGGAGGCAGCGGGGTTTCTTCGACAACGCCCGTGACCTCCGGCACCGTATCCATGTTCTCCGGTACCAACTCTATTACGAATGCCCCGATTACGGTTTCAGGAAACACGGTGACGGTAGGTTCTACTTCAACCGTTCCACAATTTCCTCTCATCACCGAAAATGCTTCAGGAAGCCCTCTCCTTACCGTCGCTTCGACGGGTCAAGTCGATGTCTATCCGAACGGCGGTACTTTCAATCTCAACTTTGGCGGTTCATTCTTCAACATGACAACGCCCGTAAATATCAACGACGCTTCTGCTTCCAGCAGTCTTATCGGCGCAGGAGTAGGCACGACAACCATACCCGCGAATACCCTGAATCCAGGTTCCGAGATTTCCATGAACCTTCAAGGGATTTATGCAAAACCGGGTACGGCCGATAACATCACGTGGTATTTCAAGTTCGCTGGTCTTACCTTTGCTACCAATGCCGAGGCTCCTCTCGTGAGTTCTACGGGAACGATTAGCGCCCAATGTTATGCGACCATCGCAACCGTGGGAACCAACGGCACGTTCTATCCAGCGTGTGATATCAAGTACTTTACGAGCACGGTCGGAACGCAAGACTCGTGGGTTTTCCCCTCATCGGTTTATGCCGCGCAAACCATTAACACGACCATCAATAACTCTATTGATTTCTGGTACGGCACAGCGTCGGCACAAGCAAGCAACTCCATCACCTCAACCGTGGCGACATTCTTACTGACCCCATAATGAAAAAGTACCTCCTCATCCTTATAGGGCTTTCATTCTTCTTTGCGTTGCCAGCCTATGCAATGCCTACCCAGATCGAAGTCGCTACGACTACTCTCGCGAACGCCAATAACGGAAACTCCACCTCGACTTTTCATACGCCAACAACGTCGGGGGAATTGGTTCTCGTTTTTGTTGCAGACGCAGGTTCCAATTCTTCAACCGTCACCGACAACCTGAACGATACGTATGTGAACGAATACACGACCAGAATTACCGGCTCACAGTTCATGGAACTATGGTATCTCGCCAACGCGCCATCAGGAATTACCAGTGTCAATGTGAAAGAAACAACGGCGCATCTTGGAGCTGTGACCGCAACGCATTGGACAGGCATCGCCACCAGTCCCCTCGACACCGCTTCCAGCCCTACGGGGCCATCCTCAACGCCCTGGGCTTCGAGTCCCATCACGACATCACAAGCAACCGAACTTATCGTGGGAGATGTGTACGGCATTTACAACGGCGTGAATTGCGCCGTCGTCCCAAGCGGTTCCTGGACAAACGGCTATACGTTCAATCCCGCGAGCGGTTGGGATGGCGCAAACGGAGGGGGAACGATGTACAGCTACCAAGTCGTTTCAACTATTCAGACGAATGTTCAAGACACGGGAACCGACAGCGGAACCTGTAACCACTATGCGGGTATCGTTGGCTTTGAAGCGGCGCCCGCCGTGCCCGTCATCAACTCCTTCACCGCAACGCCGTCCTCGTTTCTCTGCTTCGGCGGCAGCGTAAAACTTTCATGGAACGTGACGGGGGATTCATCGGACACGATAAGCGGGGTCGGCTCGGTTGCGACGGGTACCGCGAGCACGAGCATATCTCTATCTGCCACACAGACCTTCACCCTTACTTCACAGAATGCGCTCGGAACATCGACCGCGTCTCTTACCGTCCCCGTGTATACCTGCGGTGTCATCGCGCAAAACGTCGTCGCTGATAGGTGCATCTTCTTATAACCGAATGTACGGATTTTCAGGATACGGAACCAATAGCTATGCGTCGCGGCGGCCCTTTGGAGCAATCATCGCCGGGCCGATCGTCGATCTCGCAAACCGCATCTTGCAAAACGGCTATGGGGTTATGAATACGCTCGCGACGGGCGTGAGAACCGCCGTACTCACAAGCACCTATGGAATCGTAAATAGCCTCATGCTACGCTTTAGACAAACCACCCTCACGAACCCCGCGACGAACAACAATTCCCTCGAACTATGATCCAGCCGCAAGAAATCACCCAGGGCGACTTCGGGTATCAGATTCCCTTTACGCTTCAGGACGGCAACGGCGATGCGGTAAATCTCACGAGCGCATCGCTCACGTTCAAGGTTCAATCGGCGCAAGATGCGTCCGATACCGACCTCACCATATCCGGCTCCATGACGATTGACAGCGTTACCGCAGGAACCTGCCACTACACCGTAGCGAGCGGCGATTTCCCCAATCCCGGCACCTTCAACACGATGGTCGTGGCCGTTTGGTCTTCCACCGAAACCTTGAGCTGGATAGGTCCCCAGCTCATCGTGAAACCCGCCTTGCCCCGAGTGAACAACTAGCCATGAAATGCCAAGCTATTCCACGAGTTATCCCCACCTTGTTACCAAAAAGGTCGATGCTATAGTTAAAGCATAAACAAATTAATCACCAAATACATGAAAGAATATCTGAAAGTAGGTGCAGTGGTCTTGGTCGGAGTGTTGATCGCAGTCTTCGTAGCAATCAAGTTAGCGGAAGCGCCCCAGCTTGGCGGCGATTTCCCCGGCGGTATCACCCCGAGCCAGCTTCTCACCGGAAACGTGGCAGGAGGCTATGTATCCCCGGTCGGCTCACTCGGTTTGCAAACATCCAATGGTCTTTGGCTCGGAGGTACGAGCCAGTACAACGAGCAAACGGAGTATGTGACCGCATCCGGCACGCCCTCTTCTGTAGTGACGCTTGGTCCCTTTGGCGTCACGACTTCCTCAGCGACGACATCCATCACGCTTGCGAACACGGCAGGCCTTTCGATCGGCGCTATCTGCAGCGGCGGTGCGGCGACGACCACGGTCTTTGTATCCGGCTGCCAGCTCTCCTCGACGAACGGCGTGACGGGAACGGCAATCGTAGCGTACTCGAATCTTACCGGCGCGAACCTTGCGGTTCCGACTTCGACGCTCTTGCGTCTCACCTTCGACCAGCTTCCTTACTAAAAGTCCTCTCCACCCCACGGAGGCAATGAACGAACCACTTAAGCAATTCACAGAACAACTCGCCGCCGACCTCAAAGGAAAATTAGCGTCTGAACAAACGGCGGAGTTCATTAAGCAGACGAAAACGTCCGGCGATGACCGGACGTTTGAGGTAGTTTTCAGCACGTCCGATGAGGACCGCCAGGGCGATGCCCTCGACCAGTCCAAGTGGGACCTGAAGTACTACGAAATGAACCCCGTCGTTCTGTGGGCGCATAACTATTCCGGCTTTCCCATCGGCATCATCGACGACATCAAGATCCAGGGAAATGAAGCCGTGGCTACGGGCAAATTCGCCCCACAGGGTTTAAATCCCGAAGCCGACCTCGCCTGTTCTCTTTACCAGGAGAAAATACTCCGCGCCGTTTCCCCGGGCTACATTCAGAACGATGACGGCACCCGTGAGCTTTTGGAAGTGAGCTTCTGCCCGGTTCCCGCCGGACGTTATGCACTCTCATTGCGCCAGATCGGGCGCTTGCAGGTTTCCACGCAGGAACTTATTTCCAAGGGCTTTTTCTATGAAGAGAAGAAAGAAAAATCGCCGCAGATTGGCGATTCCTGCCAGCTCGACGACGGCACACCGGGAGTCCTGGCAGAAGATAGTAAGAATCCCGGCGAACTCGTGTGCGTACCCGAAAGAGACAAATCACAATCATCCGAAACCATGAAATCAGACCTCCCCAAACAATTTAAAGCAGAGAACGACCGGCACGGAGCAGCGGTCGGAAAAGCCATCGACGAATTCGGCACAAAATGCTTGGCCGAAAAGTCCGCGAAAGAAAACCAGGACGACGGTTCTGATAATTCCGAAACCGATAAGGCCATCGAGGAATTCAAAGATGCCCTCGACAGTGAGCACGGTACGCATCTTGAAAAGTGCATGAAAGCCATCGACGACTATTACGAGACAATGGGCCGCGAAGAGAACAAGACTATCGACGAGTTCAAATCAGAGATCAAAGCCGAGCACTTGAAGCACGTCAAATGCTTCGATAAGGCGATCGACGAGTTTACGAAAGATTTTCCGCCGAACGGCGAAGCCGAAGCCGGAAAAAAAGCTATCGATGAATTCGAAAAGAAATCAGCCGATGAGCTTGACCGCCATGAGAAAGCCCATAGCGAAATCTTGAAAGAACAGATGGGCGAAGAAGGCGACGATGATGGCAAAGATGAGAAAGCGATTGCGGAAGAAATTCAGAAATCCGGCCGCGTCATCTCTGCGAAGAATAAAGCGAAAATCGAATCAGCCATCAAAGCGCTTGAAGATCATCATTCGGAGCACGGGAAATCTACTGACAATGTAATCGCGGCCTTGAAGGAGCTTATCGCTCCGCAGGGCGACGAAGGGGAGGAACCTAAGCCGGAAGAAAAGTCCGGCGAGGCCCCGAACCAAGGTCGAGCACCTCAGGAGCAGGCGCGAAAGGATAAAACATCCGACGCATTGGATGCCTATCTATTCGGACAGCGGCTTATGAGGCAGATTGATTCTGCCATCACTGAAGGGCTCCGACAATATAACTCAAAAATTAAGGAGCGAACTCAGCGCGGCAGATAGATCTATCCCACACAAATTTCAGTGAACAAAGATGAAATCTTGGCTGCGGTGTCTGACACCGTAACTAAGAATTTTAACGACGTTATGGAGAAATCCCTCTCCAACATGGAGGAGATCTCCAAGAGAACGTCGCGTCAGGTCGTCGAAGAGATGATGGTGGAGCGGGCCGTAAAAGGCATCGACCTCACCGGACTCACCGGCGATCAGAAGAAGGATTTTGCGGCGCAGGTCATCTCAGCCTTCAAAGGGCATGAGAACAAGGCCGTCCGCGTCACAAAAGCCAACGAAGCGCTCATCGAAGAGCAGGACAACCGTGGCGGCTATCTGGTCCAACCGGAAGTCGCAGCGGCGATCTTGCGTATCGCAGCCTCCGTCGGAACCATCATGCGCCAAACGCAGAAGTGGCCGATGAAGACTGACGAACTCGGCATCCCGAATTACACGGGTTCATTCCTTACGGGCGCATACGTCGGTGTCGATATCGCAAGCACGGTCACCGGACTTACCTTCGGGCAGGCCGTCCTCATTGCGCGTAAGTGGCAGCTCGCCTTCACCGTTGGCAACGACCTTTTGGCCGATGCCTCCGTGCAGCTTGGCGAATGGCTTCTTGCGATGGCAGGTGAGGCGCTCGCGAACATGATCGACCAACAGGGCTTTGTGGGCGGCACATCCGGTTATCCGGGTCCGTTCCAAGGCATCCTGCAGGTCACCGGCACGAACGCGTACACGCTCGCAACCGGCGGCACGAACTACAGTAAGTTCGACCCCGTTGTCGATGCTTCGAACGTTGTGGCCCAAATCGAGGAATCAGTCCTCGACGGCTGCGCGTGGTACATGCATCGTACCGTCTGGGCGGCAATCGCTCAGAAGGAAGCTTCGACCTCCGGCCTTCCGTTCTTGTTCTTCGGCGCATTCGCAGCCAACCAGTCGGGGCTTGAAAAAGACCCGCTTGGCGGCCCGATCCGCGCTGCAGGCAATATGATGGGCTTCCCGGTTTATACGAACCGCTGGCTCCCGTCATACACGGTCGGCACCACGAACGCGAGCACCGCGTTCATGATCTTCGGCAACATGAAAGCTATGGCGTTCGGCGACAAGGGCGATATGCGCGTAGGCAACTTCCAATCTGGTACCTGGGGAGGCAAGGAATTGTCCCTCTCGGATCAGAGCGGAATCGTCTACAAGCATCGTCATGCCCTCGTAGTCGTCCTTCCCAAGGCGTTCTGCGTCGTTTCGACCTCAGCTTCGTAGTCTTGTTTCTCATTCGCGCCCGGCTTACGTGAATTCCTAACGTGAGCCGGGACGGATGAACATAAACCGCCCGCTGAACTTCGAAAGGGGACAAAATCCTTTTTCGAAGTTCTTCCCTTCCGATTAAAGTCGAAGGAAGGCAGGGGCCAACACCAAACAAATGCGCGGAAGTATTTATGATGATGTCCTCATCGTCGGAGGCGTAAGCCTCGCCCCGCAGTCGTTCAGCGGCTCAACCGCTGTGGACGGCTCCTCGATCAATACGTCGGGTTACACCGACGCTGCGATCCATGCCTACGGAGCGGCCACATCCGGCAGCCCGTCGGCCGCAACGCTCGTCGTCACGCTCCAAGAGAGCACCACGGGTACCAGCGGTTGGACGAACGCACTCGATAACACCGGCACGGTGATCGGGTTCACGTTGAACTGCGAGTCTGCAGCAGCGGAGAACGTCGCCCGCATCGAAGGCCTCAACCTTAATAGGCACCAGTACCTTCGGGCGGTCATTACCCCGTCATTCACCGGCGGCAGCTCGCCTGCGATTCTCGGCTTTGCCGAAATCATCCTTGGCGGACCTGCACAGCAGAAACCCGTCGATTCGGCAACTTCGAACACCTAGTTCGAACCTTCGTCCCTTGGCTCTTCCGGTGAGGTAAGAGCCAAGAAGCGAGGGAAAACCTCGATGCGGTAGTTCTTTGAAATAGGGGATGTCGAGTCAAGTCAAAAATGAGCAACGAAATGAGTTGTCAGTACGTCGTGCAGAATCACGACATCAAACAGGTTGAAGGAAAAATGTTAGCCCTAGTCGAGTCGTTAGGATTCTCCGAAAAGCAGGAAGTGGCGGTCAAGAGTTTAGTTCGCCAATTCCTATGGGAACCATTCAACGATCCCTCTACACCGCTTATCTGGGAATCAGAATATCGGGAAACTTGGGAGTTCCTAGAAAAGTTGAGAGAAGCACGGTCGCAAGGCAGCGAGACAACGGAAAAGTTGTCCGGTAAGAAGTCAAAATAAACTAATCATCTCGGCTCCCCTACCTCAAAGAATTCACCGCAACAAATCAATGTCCACCCAGCAGGAACAAGTTTCTTCCTATGCCCTCACAACCTTGCAACGTGTAAAGGACCGGCTTTCGATTGCGATTAGCGATAACGATGCGGTTCTTACCCGCGTCATTAACGGCGCAACCGATCTTATTGAACGCGAATGCGGCAAGAGCGGCATGGAACGTTTCCCGAACGACGGGCACTTCGTCCAGAAGACCTATACGAACGAGGTCTATAGCATCCACGGCACGAAACAGGTTTATCTCGTGCTCCGCAATGCGCCCGTGACGTACCTCATCGTAACCGGGAGCCTCACGCTCGGTTCCGCTGTAGTCACGGGTGTGACACCGAGCGTCGGCATTGTGCCGAATATGCCCCTCTATGCCATCCAAGGGCTTTTTCCGTCCGGTACCACCGTTCTATCTGTGAGCGGCAGCACGGTGACGATGAGCCAGCCCGCGCAGGTCACGCAGACCGGCGCAATATTCGAAATTTCCGGCCTCATCAGCTTCCAGTGGCGCGCCGGTACTCCGGATAACCCAAGCTGGACCAGTTTCTTCGCGCCGCAATATGAACTTGAATCGCAGGGCTATTCCGGCATCGTGCGCGTCTACGGCCCCATGCCCCGCATATACAGCAATATGCTCCGCGCAACATATGTCGCCGGCTTCCCGGTCGATTGGCAAAACGCCGGCAACGGATCTACGCATCAGCTTCCCGCCGACCTTACGAACCTCTGCGAAGACCTCGTGGAGCGGATCTTCAGGCGGCAGGGACTCGCAGGGAAGAGTAGCGAATCTTTGCAAGGCGCAACGACCGCGTGGCGGAACGAATTTGACGCCATCGATCTTCGCACCATCGAAAACTATCGCCGCGTGGGCATGACCTTCTAGCTTCAATGCCTACCTCAACCTTCGCTGTCGAAATACCCAACTTGCCCGCTCTCCAAGAAGCGCTTTCGAACTATCCCGCTATCTCCGCTCCCATCGTCCAGAAAGCAGTTGTCGCGGCACAGGCGATCCTCGCCAAATTCACCACCGCAGGCATTGTTCCGGTGCGCACCGGCTACCTCGTGCAAAATTGGGCGTTCGAAGTCGGCAATCTTCAGGCGCGCTGGTATCCGAAAGCGAGCTATGCCCCCTTTGTCGAATTCGGAACCGCACCGCATATTATCCGGGCCGTGAATAAACGAGTATTGGCTAATCAACAGACGGGCCAAATTTTCGGGCCGCTCGTTCATCATCCTGGAACAAAAAGTAATCCTTTCATGGAGAGAATTGTCTCAGCGGCGCAGCCAGAGATCACTGAAATGTTCGGACAAGCCCTCCAGCAGATAACGGGTGCAATCGCCTCACAAACCAATGGCTAACCTTACCCCAGCACAACAGCAGATGAACGCCATCCTCACGGACTTGCAGACGCTCGTAACGTCAGGCGTACTGAACTCCGCGACCGCAGATTCACTAACAAAAGTTAATCCGCTCGACCGCACGTGGTCCGGTTTTCCCTCAGCAGTTGTCATTCCTCCCATAGTATCTGGCAATACTTTTGAGGATTCAGTGACAAACCTCATGGAATACACGTGGTACATCATGGTAGTCACGACGCCAGACAATATACCCAAAAACGATCCGACCTACCTTGCAGGGCTTGAAGACAACATAATCCAAGTCTTTAATATGGATGCCACCCTTCAAGGAACCGCAAACGGCGCGGTTTTCCCGACGATTATTGAATCCCCAGGACCTGTGAATTCAGGCACTACAACTTACGTCCTTTTCTATGTATCATTAAAAGCAAGGGCAATCGTCCCGTCCGGCGTCCAACAAAACTAACCCACCACTATCCTGGATATTCCCGAAAAAACAAACAAAGCAATTGACAGTTCAGACGCGATAAATAAAGCGGCTGATTCGCCAACCACGCTCCGAGCCGTGTCCGTTCTTATCAATGAATATTTCTTCCCCGGCGGCGGCATCTGGAAACCGATGACTGTAAGAGCGCCGAACCGCGAACAGGCGGAAGAAATCCATAAAGCGAAACGCGAGCCGCTCACCCCGGCCGAACCCGGAAAGGTCGAATCAGAAAAAGAAACCAATAACGAATAACCATGTCAGCAAAAGGAATCGGGCGACTCTTCGCCCTCGGGTTGGCAAAGGAATCCACCCGTGGTACCGCGATTTCCACCGCCACCTATTGGCTTCCCTTCGATGATTTAAGCATCGATGAGAAATATGAAAACGTAGTCGCCGATCAGGCCGTTGGCGTCATCGAAAACGCAATCAACGAGTATCGCGTAAAGAACTATGCCGATGGCTCGTTCAAGGTCCCGATGACGGACCAGAGCACCGGCCTTCTCTTTCTCGGAATGCTCGGAGCGCAGTCCGTATCAACCGTTCAAACGGGTGTCTACGCCCATACCTTCACGGTCGGCGAAACCGCGCAGCATCAGTCGCTCACGCTCTTCATCCACGATCCGCTTTCCGGCACGGACTACTCCCACGCAAACGGCGTTATCCACAAAATGGACATCGACGCTGAGCTGAAGAAATTCGTCCAGCTTTCAGTGTCCGCGCGGGCGCAAAAAGGCGTGTCGCAGTCATCATTTACCCCATCCCTTCTCTCCGAGAACCGCTTTATCCCGCAGTACATGTCATTCAAGTACGCGACCTCGGTATCCGGACTGTCGGGCGCGACCGCTATTGCCTTGAAGTCCATCAAGCTTTCTATCGACGAGAACATCGAAGACCAGGAAGTATTGGGAAGCGTCGCCCCCGCAGATTTCCTTAACAAGGAATTCAAAGTGGAAGGCCAGTTTGAGGCAATCTACCAGAACCTCACCGACTTCAAGACCGTCGCCCTTGCAACGCCGAACGTTCTTCAGGCAATGGGCATCACGCTTACGAACACCGATGTAACGATCGGCAGCTCGTCGAATCCCACACTTGCCATTACGCTTGACCAGGTCGCGTTCACGGAATATTCCCGTCCCATCAAGGTTAAAGACCTCGTATACCAAACAGTCAAGTTCAGGGCCACGTATTCGCTCGCGAACAGCGAAATGATCAAGATCGTTTTGCAAAACACCATTTCAGGCACCTACGCCTAGTCGAAAAACAAAACAAAAATCCTCACCATGTCAGAACGCAAAACCAAAACGCTCACCACGCCGTCAGGTGTAGTGGCAGAACTCAAGGAATATATCTCCGCCGGGGAATTCCTCGATGCAACAGAATCCAAAGACGACGCCGAGGTTCCGAAAAGCGAGCTTGCCAAACGGCTCGTCGCAATCGCCGTTGTGTCGCTGAACGGCTCGAAAGAGAACATCCCAAATGCCCTTCGGGAACTTCCTCTCGCAGATTATCTCTTCCTCAGTAAGGAAGTAGCGAAACTCACGAACGCGGATTTTACGGAGGCGAAGACGAGTCAGTAGACCACCTCTGGCATTCGTTCTTCGCCAAAGGCCGCGAAAATCTCCCGGCTGAGATGAAGATGGTTCTTCTTTGTCGGGAAATGAAGTGGAAGTTCCAGGAATACCGAGAGCAGCCGCAATGGTTCATTGTGATGCTTCTCTCCATGCTTCAAAACGAAGCTGAAGAAACGAATCGTCGTAACAAGGCATAACCTTGCCAGTATTTAAATAACGGGGCATAGTTAGGGGGTCGAAAGGTCGAAAACCAATCCTTAAAATCAAATGTTTGAACCTAAGAAGTGTCCGAATTGCGGGCAATTCAAAGTAACCACCGTTAGTTTCGCACTCGCGGCAACATTGGCTTTTGTAATGACAAACGCACTCACCATCGTCCTGTGCGTATTTCTCGTAGGTTTTCTTCTCATTATCCCTACGCTCATTCTTGATATCTTTTTTGTGCCGATCATGCTCATTTCCTGGGTAGTCCCAAAATTACGGCGCGGAACATCGCGTTGCAAAAATTGCCACTGGAAAGGTGAGTTGGCACACGCTGTCGTGTAAGAACAAAAACAAACATCCGCAATCCTAGCCGTTCATGGAGTCCGAACTCGAAATCCTAATCTCAGCCGTTGATGAAGCGTCGGAAACGATGGCTGAAGTGGGCGAGGCCGCCAGCGCTTTAGGCGATGAGGTCGCCGAATCGACATCAGCAGCCAGCGCAAGTTTTGAAGACTTCGGACTCCAAGTAAACGAAACGACAGGCGAAATAGAAAATGCACTGCTCACCCAAGAGCAGTCTTTTGCATTGGCCGCCGACATTGCCCAACAAACTTCCGATGAGATCATCGACGTGATGACATCAGAAGGCGTTTCCTCGCAAGAGGCGGCCGCCACCATCGCCGAAGCAAACGCCACGATTGCATCGTCGAGCGAAGAAGCAGCCACGACTTCTGCCGGCGCATATGCAGGTCTCACAGCCGTCGCAGGGATAGGCTTCCTTGCCCTCAAAAACGTCATTGGCGATGCGATCACCTCGGCACAGGCATGGGATGAGACCTCGGCGCAGATCGTCCAAATACTCAAAGACACTGGCTCGGCAATCCCGTTATCCCAAATTCAGGCCTATGCGCAGCAATTGCAGTCCACGACACTTTTCTCGCAGCAGGACGTGCTCTCATCGGAAGCCCTGATCGTAAGCCACACCCAGTTACAAGGGTCATATCAGGAGACGACGCTCATGGCCGCCGATCTTGCTACGAAGATGGGTACCGACCTCCCGAATGCGACCCGGATGCTCACGAACGCTCTTACCGATCCCGTCGCCGGATTAAACCAACTTATTCGCCAGGGCAACATTGATTTTCCGGCGGCCACTGTGACGATGATTGAGAACCTGGCGAAGGCTGGCGACACGGCCGGGGCAGACGCAGTCATCCTTCAAACGCTGCAGAATTCAATCGGAGGCGTTGCAACCGCAGCAGCAGGAGCACCGGGCGCGGCTCTTACGCAACTTAGTAATCAGCTCACAGCATTGGGAACGGTCATAGGGAACGATCTTTTGCCACTCATGGATGCGCTCGCAAAGGACTTCGAGCCCATCATCCAAGATGTCGCGGCGTGGGCGGAAGCGCATCCAAAACTGACTGACGCCATCATTCTCGGTTCGGCAGCGATCGCAGCCCTTGCACTCGTGATAGGGGTTCTGGCTTTTGCTTGGATCACCGTCACGCCCATTATGGCAGCCGCAGGAATCGCCATCGCCGCACTTACATCACCCATTGGGATAGTCACTCTCGCTATTGTTGCGCTCGCCGCCGCAGTCTTTTTCAATTGGAATCTTATACGGACAGAAACGGAAGAAGTGTGGACCGATATCAGTAATTTCATAACCAATATCTGGACGACTATCGAGAACACCGTGAAGACGGGCGTTAACGACGTGATCTCAGCTATTAATGGTTTTATCAATGCGCTCGACGCCATCCACATTTCGATACCCGCCATTCAAATTCCCGGCACGAAGCTCGGCACACCGGCAGTCAACCTTGGCTTCAATATTCCGGATATCCCGATGCTTGCAGACGGAGGCATCGTCTTGGGACCTACCCTCGCGATGATTGGTGAGGCCGGACCGGAAGCCGTGATACCGCTCTCTGGCGCGGGAGCGGGAGCCGGAGGTCAAACCATTCAAGTTTTCATCCAAGGAGGAAATTATCTCGATTCGCAGGGCGCGACGATGATCGGCAATGCCCTTGCCCGGCAAATTATTCAGCAAATAAGAGTCACGAACTACCGCACGTAGCATGGCGAATCCCGTCAAAATTCTCGACAACGGGACAGACATTTCCAAAATGGTGGAATGGAAATCCATCGACGCCATCTCTGTTCTCACAAAAGAAACCGGCACATTAACCTTTTCACTCAAGGCAAACTACGCCAACATGCCGTCGCTTCCTGCGATCGGCGACACGATCGAGCTCTACGATTCAAGCGGCCTCACGTGGGGCGGAACGCTCACCGAGCAGGAACCCATCATCGAAGGGCTGCGCGTCCTCTATCAATACACCGCAACCGATTGGGGCTATCTTCTCGACGGAACGTTGGTCAAAAAGAATTACGCCGGCATGGACCCTGCCGACATCGTCGCGGACATCGTGAATACCTTCTGCTCAGGGAAGGGTTTCAACCTGAACGGCGTCCAGCGGGGCAATTTTCTCGTCGAAACGATCAAGTTCAATTATCAGCAGCCATCGAAGGCACTCCAGTCGCTCGCAAAACTCATCGGATGGGATTGGTTCATCGGCCCGGACAAAACCATTTATTTCTTCCTTGGGGACGTTGATGACGGTGCAGGTGGGGGCGCTATCGGAGACGGCGGTGTTGCGCCAATCGTTATCAACGCGGCCGGCGGGAACACCGGCTCCGATATCCAATGGAACTCGCTCGACATCGACCTGCAGATCACGAACATGCAGAACAGCGTTTATGTGATCGGCGGTACGTTACCCGTCATGTTCACCTCATCAACGACCAACGACGTATATCCCACGAACGGCACCGCGAACACCTTCCCCGTCGCCTATGCCTACAGCTCAAGCACGATCGTTGTCGAATTAAACGGCACGCCCCAAAGCGTCGGCATTTTGAACCAGGTAACCGACCCATCGAGCGTCCAGGTGCTTTACAGCGATGCCGGCCGGTTCATCCAGTTCACCGCAGGAGCGCCGACATCCGGAGGCGTCGTCAAGATTTTTGGCACGGCGCAGGTTCCGATTGTCGCCCACGCTTTCAACGCGGAAAGCATTGCCCTCTATGGCGAACGCCAGGGTGTCGTGACCGATGCGACAATCACGTCCGTCCCGGAAGCGCAGTTGCGCGCCGAGGCCCAAATCCTCCAGTTCGGCCATCCGGTATACGACGTGAAATTCAATACGCTCGTTCCAGGGTGTCGCATCGGGCAGACCATTAATGCCAATATCCCCGCCATGGGCATAACCAATTACAACCTCGTCATCAAACGCATCGAGGCCGTCGGCTACACCCCCGGCGACGACACCCTCGGCATCAACAGCATGTTGCAATATCAGATCGAATGTATCGGCTCGGATACGGTCACGTTCACCGACCTCATGACGACCATTCTTCAAAACGAACAGACCCAAACGACCGTTGACGATACGACGATCACCGAAAATCTCACCTACACCGCCGAAGATCTTGAACTTACCGATACCGTCACGGCTACGTCCGGCAGTAAACCCTACAAGTACGGCCCGACTTCTCCACAGCCCCGTTATGGGTTTGCGGTGTATTCTTAAAGTAATCCCTCCAATGCAGTCACCCGAAGGCCTCACCATTTCAGGAAAGATAATCGTCCGCTCACATCCGGCCGGCACGTTGCATCTCTACGATTCGCTGGTCCAGCTCGGTCGCAACGATCTCGCCCGCGAGCTTATCGAAGGCGGGAAAATCGAGATCGAGCAAAAGAACCTTATCGTTGACTCATCGAACTACGGCATCGATATCCTTATTCAATATCTCATCAGCGGCTACACCGGCTCCCTCAATTTCTCCCTCGGCCCTTCGTGGGGCGAGATCGGAACGGGAATGACGACACCCGCCCTCTCCGATACGGCGCTCACGACGCCGACGAACCGAGCATCCGTGAGCTACGCCTATGACAGCGCGTTCAATACGGCCGTCTTGCAGTTCTTTTTCCCTGATTCCGTCCTTGCGAATGAAAATTATTACGAGTTCGGGACATTCGGCGGCTCAACCGCGAGCTCAGTAATCGGCTCTGGCAATATGTTCAATCATGCGCTCTTCGCGAGCGCCTATTCAAAATCGGCCGGTTCAGACACAACCGTGGAGGTGGATATCGCTATCGCCAATTCCTAGGAATGAAATCTCGTCCGATTGAAAATAATCAGAATGTTCTCGCCTCCCATCACAATGATCGGCGCGATGACGCTCGCGGCGGCAGTTTCCTTTTGGCGCACCAGCAGCTTGGAACTTTGGCACTCGGCACCGAGCCTACGAACGGCCAGGTAGTTCCCATCGTGATCAACGGCACCACCATCACCGTGACTGCCGTGACTTCGATCGGCTCAACCGCGAATAACGTACTCATCGGCGGTTCGGCTCTTGCTTTCACCACTAATCTCATCAATTTCCTTCGCCGCCCGGATCTCACAACCTCGACCCAAGTCGCCGCTTCCGCCGGCAACCAATTGTTGCTCGAATACGTCGGCTGGGCATGGCCCGGATCTTCGACAAATATCGTCCCATTTTCGCTGAATAAAAACGTGAACGGTCTGACTGGCCCACTCACGAGCTTCAATATCACGGGCATTACCGTGACAAGTGCCACTTGGACCGCGCAAACGATGCAGCTCTACGTCGAAGATGGCACCTATTTCGTGGGCACGACGCGCGTTCTTTTCACAGGAGGTTCAACGCCCACCGTGACAGCCCCAAGCTCGCATCCCCGCATCGATGTGCTCGCAGCCGATTCTTCCGGCACGCTTGCGTGGACGACGGGAACCGAAAACGCTTCACCCGTCGCGCCGACCTATCCAACCGGCAAAGTAGTAATTTGCGAACTCTATAACGTAGTCGGTGAAACCGCACTCTACGAAAACGAAAATCAACAGACGAGCCAGGGCTATATCTACAACGATGTTCGTCCACTCCTCGGCGGGACGTATATTTCAACCGCTTCCCAAATCGCATCGGGCGTTGTCATCTTCGATCCCGGCAGCGACGCGCAAGGCGACATCCTGTATTACAACGGCTCCGCATGGGTACTCCTAACACCAGGAACCGCAGGTTACGCACTCACGACAGGTGGCGCAGGAGCGAATCCCTCCTACCAGCCACTCACTGTGACGCATACGAATGGAATCGGCACCCGTAGTACGACCGGATCACAAACCATCGCCCACGGTCTAGGACGAACACCAGCCAATATAAAAATGTACGGAGGCTTTAGCACAGGCACCGTGTGGAGTTTTTGCTCCGGCGAGTACAACGGCACCCAAGCCGTTTATCAAATGTTCAGCAGCGGAAGTGGTACTTCCCAATTGCAAAATACAGGCTATATTCTTCTGTTTTATAGCGCAACCGCCAATGGCCAGTTCTATGCATCGATCACGGTAGATGCCACCAATATCTATCTCACTTGGGCAACCAATAATACCGCGTACGCTGTTGATTTTGTGTGGGACGCCTCATAACACCATGCCCGAAGAAACCACCCAAAACTCCGTCGCTTCCGCCGATCACGACTTGCTTATCAGGCTTGACACGAAATTCGACAATTTAAGCGACAAGTTCGATTCACTCGCGGATAACGTCGTCGCGCGCGTGGAATCACTCGAAAAGTGGCGCGCGTCGCAGGAAGGACGTAGTAAAGGATTCTCATCCCTCTGGCTTATCGTCTTCAACATCTTGACCGCAATCGTGGCCATTACCGCGCTCATCTTAAAGTTCGTAAGATAATCCCCTACTCCGGAGCGGGTATCGCATTTTCCTAAGCAAAATCGCCATTTAAGACACCCACGGCAGGGGAGGGGAGTGCATAACTCACCTGGACAAACTTCCAAAACTCATCACAATTAGAAGTAATGCAAGACCGCACGAAACTGGGGGCACTTCCACGGCCGAAAGATGAACGCGACATTCTTCTCGGCAAGGTTCAAGCGCCCGTTTCCATTCCGGCAACATTTTTGCCCGACAACTCTTGGCTCCAAAGGAATTTCCAGGGAGAAACTCCTTTTTGCGGCGAACATGCCGGAACCCATTTGAAAGCGATCCTCGAACATCAGGACAATGGCTCCACGCCTCGCTTCACGCCCCGTTTCGGCGCGATCAAAATAAAGGACCCCAAATCATCCGTCTATGATGGATTCCCGATTGATGCCGGAACGACGATGACGGCCATCTTCACATGGTTGAAGATGATCGGCGCAGATAGTTATGAGCCACTTGAAAACGACGTGACGCTTTCACTGCCCACCTATTGCGACCCGAGCGTCGTGAGCGAAGACATGGGACTCGATGCCACCAACCACAAAATAATCTCTTATGCGTTCGACGCCCTCACGTTCGAAGATTTGCAGCAAGCCATCTATCAGAACAAAGCTGTCTTGATCCTCATCAAATGCGACGACGGATTTTGGGGCACGGCGACGCCGACCTTCACGACGCCAACGGACGGACATTTTGTGGTCGCCGACGGATACTCTGCCGATTCAATTCGCGTCATAGACTCTGCCGATCCAAACCCCGCATTCGCAATAAAGATGATTAACAAGCAATACATCACGCCAGAATTCTTTTACGAATCCGGCACGGCGCTCGATGTTCCTCTCGCGCAACTGCAAGCCATTGTGAGCCAAGCAAGCCAGGTCGCGGAACAAATCCCGCAAAGCGACGCGACCGTCCCGCAAAAAGAATCTCTCGAAGAAAAGGTCGAAGAAATTATTGAAGACGTAGAACAAATTCTATGAAGATAAATTGGACAAAAGTGTGGGCGGCTGTCGAATCAGCGCTCTTACGCCTCTCCGTCGCAGCAGCAATCGGCGCGGTCTATTTCGTCCAGCAGATTTATACCCACTGGACATTCAACGGCGCGCAGTTTGTCATCCTCATCCTCGGTTACTTCCTTCCCGATGCCGAAAAGTGGCTCACGGAAGAAGCGCAAACGTTAAACGTTCCCGTCCCTCCGCAGCCCCCTCAGCAATAGAACTCGATGAAGAAAGCCATCGAGAAATGGCTAATCATTCCTGATCTACAAATTCCTTTCGAGGATCACCGAAGCTTAGCCGCCGTCGAACAATTCATGATGGACACCCAAGCATCCGATGAGCCTTTCACCGGATGGCTGCAAATTGGCGATTTGCTCGACTTCGACGAACTTTCCAAATATCACCTCGGTGAAGAAGGTTCGGTCGCTTCGGAACTGCACGACAGTTACGAGGCCGGGAATACATTTCTCGATAGGCATCAAAAGATCATGCGAGCGGGCTATAGAAACGCCCGCTTCGTGCTCTTAGAAGGCAACCACGATTTTCGCGCGTACCAATCGGCGCTCAAAGACGAATATAAGAAATTTCGCGGCTACCTTAACTACAAGAAGATGCTCAGGCTTGAGGAGCGGAAGATCAAATGGGTTCGTTCATGGAAAGACGGCGAAGAATTCAAGCTCGGCAAAGCCCATTTCACCCACGGTCTCTATACGAATCAGTACCACGCAAGAAAAATGGTTCAGAACTGGGGAGATCCCATTTACTACGGCCATACGCACGACGTAATGGAAATGCCGGTGATACAGCGGGGCCATGACCGAACCATTGTGGGGAAATCTCTCGGTTGCCTCTGTCGATATGACCAAGCATACTTAAAGGGTCACCCCACCAATTGGCAGCAAGCCTTCGCCATCTTCTACATCTTCCCGGACGGATATTTCACGGAGCACACGATCAGAATCTTCAAACACCGCTTTCACGCCTACGGGAAAACCTACGACGGCGCAAAGCTCCTCAACTATTGATTCTTCGATGTCCTGGACACACGAACAAAAATTAGCTTGGCAAAAAGAACATCGCCGCAAAAACGGAAACATTGAAACACGCCGCTACGAGAAGACGATCAGCGGATTCCTCATGCGGACGTATCGCAATATGCTTTCGCGCGTCACCGGCGTACAGTGGAGAAAAGCCCATCTCTACAAAGGGCTCCCCATCCTCTCGCGTAAAGAGTTTTACGTCATATCCAAGTCAGACCCCGATTTTCTCCGTCTCTATATCCAATGGAAAGACCATAAATACGATCAGAAATTCACGCCGTCGATTAATCGCATTGATAGCTCCATCGGATACGAGAACTTCAATCTCGAATGGATCACGCATTCTGAAAATTCCCGTCTCGGCTCATTAAGTAAACGTTTTTCATGACCCAATCCGAGCTCCTCAAATTCACCGAGGACAATTTCAAAAAGTGCCTCGCTATCATGCGGGCAAAAAATGCCGACTATTCCGCCGGCGATAGTGACGCACTCCGCAACTTCAAGACTGCACGATTGGTGAATCTCGACCCGAAACATATCTTGCTCGCAAACATGGTGAACAAGATCTCCCGCATCGGCAATCTTCTTTCCAAGGAGGCGGCCGTCGAAACTGAAAAGATCGACGACACCATTCTCGACCTCGTGAACTATTCCATCTTGCTTCTCGCATATTTACACGACGAAACGAACTCCCAGCGTTGAGAGGAACGGATTGCCCTAAGTAGGGACGGAGGCCAGGCCGCCGCAATCTTCTCAACGCTGGGTGCTCGATGAACGTCCAGTTCTGGAGGCGGCGCGCTGATTTCGACCCGGCGCAAAACCTCCGGAACTGGGCGTTTACCCTTCGCACCGTTTCGGAGCCCTCCCCACAAAAAACGGAGAGCGATCCGTGAACGCCCAACCTGTTCTTTCACAAAAGGAGAAAAAAATATGGAAGGTTTAATGGCACACGCGGGCGCTTCCAAGCTTACCCGCGACCAGCTCGTAGAAATCTTGCCCCCCGAAGCTACGGACACTCATAAGCCCATAGCTCACCGGGAACTTGTCAATAGTGTGGTTGAAGGACTTTCCTTTCGCCACATCAACGTTGTCCGCGATGAATATGCCGTGTCAGAAGACGGCATGAAACTCTTCGGAGTCCTCGACCTCGAAACAACCTTTGAGGGATGCCGCTTCTCGCTCGGGCTCCGCAACTCAAACGACAAGTCGATGCGCATAGCGTTGACCGTCGGCTACCGCGTGTTCGTCTGCGACAACATGGCGTTTCACGGCGACTTCACGCCAGTCCTCGCCAAGCACTCCAAACACTTCAACCTCATGGATGCGATCGACATCGGCCTCGGCCGGATGCAACGTAACTTCGCCCCCATGCAGAAGCAAGTGGAAGGATGGCGCGGCCACCAGCTCACGGACGGTAGCGCGAAAAACATCATCTACGACGCGTTCCTGGACGACGACCTTGCGATGCCCCGGCATCTGCTCCGTCCCGTCCACAATCTCTATTTCAACCCGCAGTATCCGGAGTTTGCCCCGCGCACGCTCTGGAGCCTCACGAACGCGTTCACGTCGGCGCTCAAAGAACTCGACCCCGTGCCGCAATTCAAAGCGACCGCGAAGCTAGGAGAATTCTTCGCTTCGCTCAACTGAGGAGGATCATGTGCAAAAAGCGCTATCTGCTCTATGCCTTGTTGCCCTGGCCGTTCTTGCTTTTGGTCCTTTACGAGGACTATCGCAGGAAACGGCGCGACGAGTTTCTGACGCTGCTCCGTCTGTCGGAACGCTGAACCATGTTCCCCTGCAGAGCAAATGCACCTCCGGCCTTTATGAGAACGCCCAAACCGGCGAACGCTATTGGCAAACCAAAGGCATCACCGTCTTCAATGACGGTTATGAAGCGGTTCATACGCTGTATCGCGGCGCGTTCCGCACGAAAAAAGAGATGCAAAAACAGCGCCGAAAAGGTCTCACGGAATGTGCGAATTGGCTAGATAGCAAAGGAGACTGACATGCAAAAGGCGTTCACGCTCAACTGTAAAAAGTGTGACGGGGACGACCTCTTGGTCCGCTCCGTCGCTTTCAATGATTTGGCCGTCGTGGTCGTCGCCGTCTGTTCGGACTGCGCAACCCGTTTGGTAAAGATCTTTTCCTTCGCTGAACTGTACCGCCGAGGAGGTGCCGCATGAACGAACCTGTTACGTGCGCCTGGTGCTTGCGCGTCATCCCGAACATGCTTCGGACGGCGCGAACGTCACGCATCTATCACGCCTGCGAAAATCCGCAGGGGACGAAAGTGGCTCTGAACTTTAGCTGCTGGGCGCTTTCCGACTACGGAAAAAATGTCCATGTCCCGATCACGCAGCCCCCGATTCGCCTGCACGAACCCTGCCCATGAGAAGTGAACCAGCTTCTCTCCTTCCATCCAGCCCGCGCCGTGGCTCTCAAAACGGCGCATTTTTTTGCGAAAAAAAAGACCGCACTTCTCCTTCGTGGATAGTGTGCGGAGAAAAGAATTGGGTCTTGTTCTGTAATTAGGTCTAGCAGCCCATACCTGCGACCTCGGCACCCCGCCTACGGGGAAGTATTACGCTTTTGCCCTGTGGATTATTACATCTGGACTTCCCATGCCGGATTGTTACGCTTAAATCGTGGTTCTCCTCGCCCAATGCTTCGGCCAGAGGCGTTGGAGGGGCTTATACCCCCGCCCATGTTCAACCCTGTCGTCTAGAGGCAGGAGCCGTGGGCAAGTGGAATCATAAACGTCGCAAACCAATTTCTATCCGTTAAATCGAGATAGATGCCGAAAAATCGGCGGCTGGCTGTCCAGCGAACATTATTAAAAGATTTTATGTTTTCTTTCTCATCTTTCTCTTTCTCCTCGTTTTTACCCCGATTTTAGCCCGTCCGGCGGTCTATAACGTCATTGGTACAGCTCAGGCGCAAAGTACGCCTATAACGCAAGAATCGCCCGAGAAACAGGCATCCAGCTCTGTTGCCGACCACATCTTTGCCGAACACCCCATTTTGGAGCGTATCGCTGCCTGCGAAACAACCGGATCAGTTTCCGGCACTCCCACCCAATTTATGCCCGATGGCTCGATTCTGTGGGGAGAAAACCCTGTTACCAAGGAACGGATAAAAAGGGATGAAGGAATCTTGCAGATCAACACCTATGTATGGGGTTCGCTTGCGGCGAAAATGGGCGATGACCTAGCAACCGCTTCGGGAAATATCGCTTTTGGAGAATATCTGTTTAACAAGTATGGAACCGCGCCATGGACGGCGAGCGAAAATTGCTGGGAAGAATAGGGGTATAATTTCCTCCCAACGTCAGGAGGTTCCCGTGCGCGTAATCGAAGAAGAACGGCAAGAAGCCCAAGACTATGCTATCCGGGCTGCCATCCTTGAAGACCTTGGGCTAAAGGTCGGCGCGCGGCTCTTTCGCAAGGCCATAAAACTCTGCGATCAGAAAATTGCCATCTTGCAACAGATCGAAGTGCATCGCGAAGCCTTCAGGGATGTCCGCGCCCTCATACAAGCCTCTAGCCTTTTCAAACTAAAAAGCCCGCATAATCCGTAGAAAAGTTATCCACATTGAAACAAAATGACAATATGGTACGTTTAATTTGAAGTAAGGACTTCACCTCTTGTTAAAAGAAAAGAAGGTGGAGAGCAAAGCTCTCGACCTGGCCCGAACGGGCACCTCCGAAATGAGTTCTTTTACGGGTCGGGAGCTTTGCTTTTAAAATCCTGCCTAGTTTTTATCAGTTTGTCGTAGGGAGATGGGAGGTATGGTGCTTCTCTTTCCGCCGCCGCTAGGCCGTATGCAGTTCTTTGAAAGCTGAGAATAGAGCTAATCACTCTAAAAGAAACCTCCCGTTCCTCCTGACGCGGGTATGCGGTGTGATGCTGCAAAGTAAAGCGTAGGCTCGGTGTAGAAGTTTTATGACTTCTGCTGGTAACTGGTGGCGCGCCCAAACGAGCACGGGTTTCTCTCAGCTTTCAGAGAATTGCAGGAACGGGAGTACGGGGAAGGATAGTCAGGCAGTTCTTTGAAAACTTGGGTTGGCGTGATAGGCAAAGTACAAGCCAGTAATCGCGGGAGCATCCATTCATTACCTGCGTCTGATGCATAAAGCAAATATGGAATAAGCGCATCTCGTATCTCATACCATACGACCCAAGTTCTCAGAGAATTGCCGACATTTTGGAATCGGGCCGCCGCGAGGTGAAATAGTTCTTTAGAAACGGGGTAAATAATCTACGATGGCAGTCGTAGACGGGTGGATATATACGCCCGACAAATCAGAGGTTCAAATCCTCAGGCTTCGGCCAGGGCGAGTTGGCTTACTCGCACCCCACTTCTAGAGAATTATCAATAATGCTTCGCCCCGTCCAAAATCTCTATCCCTGAAATTATCAACGGAAAGCTTCTCACCGATTCGGCGCGTGCCGATCTACAACCATCAAGAGGGACTGAAACTGGAAACCGAAGCAGGAAAAATCCAGACCTGAATTCACCCACTCTCTGTTTATGAGCTTAAAGAAGAGAGAAGGGTTCTTAGAATTTTCGGCGTTCATTCAACCATTCAAATAAGGCCGTATAAAACCATTAAATTCGTCCATTGATTTGCATTTCTGACCCAACATATCGCAAGTCACTAGTTCGTTCGATGTGGTCACTGTCGGCTTGAAGTATGTATAGTGGTTTTCGACAAGCTCGCCGTATTTACTGTTTTCGTAAATGTCCCACAGGCTCATGTGATTCGTCCAGCCCGTCCCGCCCGGCCCTACAAAATTATTGTTGTAGTGAAACTCAACTAGGATGAAACATTTATTGCCTTTTTTGTTGTAGTGGTTAGTGAAGTCCAGTAAAACCGTGTCTTTATCCCGTGACCAGTTCTCATTAAACCAAGCTCGGGCATCCTTCGAGCATTTTGCCTGCAAATCATAATCGCTTACGCGATCCCGCTCCGTTTGCATCTCCTTGGTTTCTTTTTCTAGTTTGCTAACCCGATCCGGAATATCGCAGGCGCTCAAGAGAAGTATTAACGGTGCGAGGAATAGGTAGCGCCGCATAGCGCGGCAGTGTAGCACAGCTTATCGAAACGCTGCTAAAATGCCGGCCTATGGCATCCGAGGAAATTTTCCTTATCACTCCAGGTAAACACAAATTTAAGGTTCGTTTGAACGATCTCGGCGACGATGCATGGGACACAACGATTGTTTACGTCGGGCAGCCTCATCGGGTCGGAAAATTTAAAGGTAAGGACCGCGCCCTGGAAGCAGCGAAAAAAAAGGCGATACAAATAGCCGATGCGCCACCCACTACCGGATCGATCATTTGTGAGGATGACTCCGGAGACAAGAAGACTAAGAAAAGCTAACCCTCGCCTACTTCCACGTCTTCCTGACCGCCTCTTCAAGCGCTTCCTGGCGACTTTTTACCCACGGCGAATAATGTTTTTGTGTGACCCCGAGATTTTGATGCCCGAGTAATGTCGAAACTGTCTCCAAACTCACACCCTTTGAAAGCAGGCCAACCGCGAACGTGTCGCGGAACCGATGCGAATGCCCGTCCGGAATTCCGGCGATCGTAAACACTTTCTTGAGCCGCGCCTGCCACTTCGTTTGCGTCGTCTGTAACGTGCCCGTGCCGCACCAGAAATAATTGGCACCATCCTCAGCGCAATCCGCGAGCGCGTCCATGACTTCTTTTCCGATCGGAATCCATACCGGCTGCCCGGTCTTTGCCTGGTAAAGAAATAACCGGCCGCCGTCTTTCGTTTTCGTGACGCGATCTCGCTTCAGGGAAACCGCGTCCGATATCCGCAGCCCGGAATAGCGCATGACAAAAACGAGCGCCCGCAACTGCTTACAAATCGCCGGCGGACTTTGTTTATGGATGTCGCCGTAAAGGCCGAGCGCCGTCACGATATCTTTCCACTCGGCGTCGGAGAAGGGAAGTGTTGGTGCTTGCGCCTGCTTAGGCGGCTTCAGAGGTTTTCCCGGATTCAAGGGCATCCAGCCCGCGCCCACGCAGAACGCAAAAAAAGCCCGCAAATATTCGACCCGTTTCCGTGTCGTAGAACCGGCGAACGTCCAACGACTCCGGAGACTCCTCAAATCATCGACGCTAACGCTCCGCACCGGAAGCGACCCGAACTTTTCGTCCAGCTCGCCCAAAACATACTTATATTTTTTTATCGTCGCGGCGCTCAGATTCCGAGCTTTGCAATCAGCCTTGAATTTCTCGCAGGCTTCCTTTACCGAAACCGCTTGCTTATCGCCGTGGACTTCAAGCTCGTGGATCTTGCGGTTCGCCGCTTCCCAGTTCGTAAGATCGAGCGACCGGCGCACCGGCTTCCCCTCAAGGAGCCCTTGCACCCAGATCGGGCAAAAACACTTCTTGTATTGCCGGGAATGGTGCGGGCAAGTCGTGCGATGTCTGCGGTAAATCGTGAGCATCGCCCGATTTTAGTACAGGAGAAGGACAGAAGAAACGACTAATTTGTAAGTTGTTGATAATACAATAAATATACTGGCGGAGAGGGTGGGATTTGAACCCACGATACCCGTTAAGGTATGTCCGCTTTCGAGGCGGATCGTTTCAACCACTCACGCACCTCTCCGCATGAAAAAGCTGTCAGCCGTCAGCTTTCAGC